CATCATCTGGTGCATCTGATATAACCTTAAAAGATATCAATGAGCAGTTAGCAACGTTAAATACATCAATGGTTAAACTAATATCAACAACATCAGACATGTTGGAAACCACTGATAAACAATATCGTGCAACCAAGCAATTATCGCCTAATTTAAACGCAAGATAAGGAATTTTTAAAATGACATGGAAAAAGTATTTTACACCGGTGGCTGAGGGATCTGGATTAAGTCCAGTATCGGGATTAAACTCCAACTCTAAACCTGGACCAGCTAGAACTAATTATTCTAGTTATTTACCAGACGTATATACTGGTAGTCCAAACAGAGTTGACAGATACCAACAGTATGAAGTAATGGATAGTGACCCAGAAATCAATGCAGCATTAGATATTCTAGCTGAATTCTGTACACAAAAATTAAAAGATGGAAAAAGCCCATTTACTGTTAAATGGCGAAGTAAAGCAACAAATTCTGAAGTAAGAATTCTTGGTGAATATTTACAACAATGGAATACATTACAATTGTTTGATACTAGGATTTTTAGAATTGTTAGAAATGTATTCAAATATGGTGATGCATTCTTCATCAGAGACCCAGAAACACAGAAATGGTCATGGGTTGATCCAAGTAAAATTGTAAAAATAATTGTAAATGAAAGTGATGGTAAAAAACCAGAACAATACGTTATTAAAGATTTAGCACCTAATTTTGAAAATTTAGTTGCAACACAGATAACACCAAACATTAATCCACGACAAAATGGTGGTGGGGTGATTCCAAGTAGCGGATATTTGGGAACAAGTTCGACACAACGTGGGACATCTGGTGCTTATCCTTCTAGTAGCTCTGGTAGTAGATGGGGGTTATCTGAAACAGAAAACGCAATTGATGCAGAACACGTAGTTCATTTGTCATTATCAGAAGGTCTTGATAATAATTACCCATTTGGTAATAGTTTATTAGAAAATATATTTAAAGTATATAAACAAAAAGAATTACTTGAAGATGCGATCTTAATATATCGTATTCAACGTGCTCCTGAACGCCGTATATTCCACATTGATGTTGGCAATATGCCTAGCCATTTAGCTATGGCATTTGTTGAACGTGTGAAAAATGAAATACATCAACGAAGAATACCAAGTCAAACTGGTGGCGGTCAAAATGTAATCGATTCAGCTTACAATCCGTTATCAATTAATGAAGATTATTTCTTCCCAATGACTGCTGATGGTCGTGGGAGTAAAGTAGATACATTGCCTGGTGGTACAAATCTTGGCGAAATTGATGATTTAAAATATTTCACCAATAAATTATTCCGTGGATTACGAATTCCAAGTTCATATTTGCCAACTGGTGCAGACGACAGCCAAGCTAGTTTTAATGATGGCCGAGTTGGTACAGCATATATTCAAGAATTGCGATTTAACAAATATTGCGAGAGATTACAGTGTTTGATTACAGAAGCATTTGATAGCGAATTTAAATTGTACATGAACAATCGAGGGGTAAACATTGATGCCAGTTTATTTGAATTAAGTTTCAATCCACCAATTAATTTTGCTAGCACCAGACAAGCATCGTTAGATAGTGAACGTATCAATACGTTCAACACATTGCAAGCTATACCCTATATGAGTAAACGATTTGCTTTGAAACGATTCCTTGGTTTAACTGATGATGAGGTGGCAGAAAACGAACGTTTATGGGGCGAAGAAAGTGGTAAAGGACAGCCTACACATACTGATGCAGCTGGTGAATTGCGTAGCGCTGGATTGTCGGCGGCAGGTATTGAGGGCGATTTAGGCATGGCGGGTGATTTAGGAATCTCTCCAGAAATGGAAGGAGAATTGCCAACTGATGGAACAGGAGCAGCGCCAGTTGCTTCAGCTGCGGGTGCAGTACCAGTAACACCTCCACCGGTATAAATACTATTATGATTTTAAGAGAATTATTTTACATAGATCCTGATACTAGACAAATGGCTAGTGAATTACGTTATGAACCAGAGCGTGATGGTGGAACATTTTTGCGTGGTGATACACGCAAAACTCGGTTGACACTTCGACAATTAAATGAGCTTCGTAAAAGTAGCGAAGCTCATATTTTAGAACAAGAGAGTGAACTAGGATTTATACATTCGATGTATTCAACCCCGGCAGCACCACCCGTATAACGCGAAATATAACGTTTTTTGACTATTATACCACTATTTTTACTAAATAAAGTAAATAAGATACAGCCTTGCTTGTAATTATCACAGGAGAATTATACATGACAGATCGCGCACAATTTGAAGCTATGCTCGAAGCTTTGATCAATGAAGATCAAGAAGCAGCAAAAGAAATTTTCCACAACATTGTTGTTGGAAAATCACGTGAAATTTATGAAGAATTATTAGAATCTGATTTCGGTGGTCCTGAAGAGGAAGAAGAGGAAGAAGAAACTGACACACCAGATTTCGATGATGAAGAAGATGATGCACCAGATTTCGGTGATGACGAAGAAGGTGATGATTCAGAAGATGATGAAGAAGATGATGCACCAGATTTTGGTGATGATGAAGAAGATGATGATTCAGAAGAAGGTGACTACGAAGACAGAATTCTTGACCTTGAAGATGCAATTGACGAATTGAGATCAGAATTGGACCAATTAATGGCTGGCGAAGAAAGCGAACCAGAACACGCTGATATGTTTGGCGGTGATGAAGAAGGTGACGAATTCGGTGGTGAAGAAGATGAATTCGGTGGTGAAGAAGATGAATTCGGTGCAGATTTAGGCGCTGGCGACAGTGGCGTTAAAGAAGTACATGTGACTCACTCTTTTGAAAATCAACCAGAAGAACAAAATGAATTCGAAGCATTTATGGAATATGTGAACAAAGTTGCATTACCTAAACACGGTGATAACGGTGTTCAAACACGTAGCCCATTAGCAGGTAAAAATGATATGGGTGGCACAACAGCTAACATCGCACGTGGTGGTACATCAACAACTGGTGGAACACAAGGTGGGTTGTTAAAACCATCTACACAAAAAATGGATGGTGGTAACCAAAACGTCCCAGGTAATTCAAAAGCACCAAAATTGAAACCTGTTAGTAAAGGACATGGTGCGGAACGCAAAGGTCAATCAGGCGGCGTTAAAGCTTACGGACCTGTGAGCGGGAAATAATCTATGTTATATCTCCGAGAAAACCTCAGCTTCAACGAAGCACAAATGATCGTTGAATCTGATGACAGAGAAGGGAAAAACTTGTACATGTCTGGTATTTGCATTCAAGGTGGAATCCGAAATGCAAACCAGCGGGTTTATCCTGTGAGTGAGATTAGCAAGGCTGTTAAAACCCTCAACGATCAGATTCAGAACGGTTATTCAGTCCTCGGAGAAGTAGATCATCCCGATGATTTAAAAATAAATTTAGATCGAGTAAGCCACATGATAACTAATATGTGGATGGAAGGTCCTAATGGATATGGCAAGCTTAAAATCTTGCCAACCCCTATGGGACAGTTAATTAAAACAATGTTGGAAAGCGGCGTTAAATTAGGTGTTTCATCAAGAGGTTCTGGAAACGTTAGTAATGACGGATCAAACGAAGTATCAGATTTTGAGATTATCACAGTAGATATGGTAGCACAGCCGTCCGCTCCAGGAGCATATCCTACACCAATTTATGAACACCTAATGAATACACGTGGTGGTTATAACGCTTTTCGAATAGCGCAAGAGGTGCAGGGTGATCCACAGGCGCAAAAATATCTCAAAGAATCTTTAGTTAATATTATTAATGGATTGAAATAATGACGGTTGCTTATTTGTATAAATGGACAAATAAATTATCTGGAAAATGGTACATAGGCTCTAGAACTAGAAAAGATTGCCATCCAAATGATGGCTATATTTGTTCCAGTAAACTTGTTAGACCAATGATAATTGAAGATCGGTCTAATTGGAAAAGAACCATTTTGGTTATTGGTAATCCACAATATATTAGAGAATTGGAAAGTAAATTATTGACTAGTTTAAATGCTGCGGACAGTAACATGAGTTTTAACCAACACAATGGCGCTGGAAAATTCTCTACCACCGGAATAGCCCCGTGTAATAAAGGTAAAACTGGATTACAAGTAGCATGGAATAAAGGACTACCAAAAGAAAAACAACCGTTTTTTGGAAAATCAATTAGTCATGAAGTTCGTGAAAAATTGAGTATTAGAAAACAGGGTGAAAATAACCCAATGTACGGTAAACCAGCGTGGAACAAGGGCTTAACTGGCATAACCCATTCTGAAGAATCGAATAAAAAACGCAGTGAATCTTTGAAAGGAAAATCTCGTTCACCCGAAACGATAGCAAAAATAAAAAGAACAAAAGCAGTTAACAAAGCTGCGAAACTAAATACAGCAGTAGAAATACCAACGTATAACAAAACCGAGAGCCTGTATTATACAGGAAATCTCCAATAATAGGAGAATCACATGTTGGATGCATTAAACAAGTTATTTGAAAACAATGTGATTTCTGGAGAGATCAAAGAGTCAATTGAAACCGCTTGGGAACGTAAGATTTTAGAAAATCGTGAACAAGTAAGTCAACAATTACGCGAAGAGTTTGCACAAAAATATGAACACGACAAAAGCACTATGATTGAAGCAGTAGATCGTATGATTTCTGATCAATTAGCTAGTGAAATTGGCGAGTTTGCAGAAGATCGCCAGCAATTAGCAGAAATGAAAGTTAAATATGCTAAAAAGATTTCTGAAAGCGCACATGTTATGAAAACATTTGTAACACGTCAACTAGCTTCTGAAATCAAAGAATTGCATGAAGATCAAATGCAAATGGTAAATAAATTTGGCACCTTGGAAAACTTCGTAGTTGAGGCTCTAGCTCAAGAAATTACAGAGTTTTATAAAGACAAACAAGAATTGACCGAAACAAAAGTTAAATTACTGCGTGAAGGTCGCCAAGAAATCAAAAAAGTAAAAGAACAATTCGTACAACGTGCTGCGAAACTTGTTGAAAATGTTGTTAATCAAGGACTTCGTTCTGAAATTACATCATTGAAAGAAGATATTGAAGCTGCTCGTCGTTCTGAGTTCGGTCGTAAGTTATTCGAAGCATTTGCTGCTGAATATCAAACGAGTTATTTAAATGAAAAATCGGAAACTAGCAAATTGCTCAAAGTCATAGACATGAAAGATCACGCAATGCAGGAAGCAGCTAAAGCTGTTGTTAATGCAGAGAAGATTTTAGAAAGCAAACAACTAGAAATCCGTGCGTTGAAAGAAGCGCAAGTTCGTAAGGACATCATGAGTGAATTGTTGGCACCACTAAATAGTGAACAACGTTCAATTATGGGCGAGTTAATGGAGAGTGTGAAAACCTCAAAATTAAACGAAAGTTTCGAAAAGTATCTACCGGCAGTAGTTGCAGGAAAGGCTCCTCAAAAGAGACAGGCACTAGTAGAAGCTAAAGAAATTACTGGAAATAAACTTTCCAAAACTAATCGTAGCAGCGACGACTCTAACATCATTGATATGCGTAGACTCGCTGGGCTTTAAATTTAAGGAGAAATTAAATGTCAGAACTACTTAATGGCCGTTGGGCGGAAACTAAAGAAGCCCTATTAGAAGGTCTACAAGGCACAAAAAAATCAGTAATGGGTGTTACTTTAGAAAACACTCGTAAATATTTAACAGAAAGTGCAACTGCTGGTGGCACATCATCAGGCAACATCGCTACTTTAAACCGTGTAATTTTACCAGTTATCCGTCGTGTAATGCCAACCGTTATTGCTAACGAATTGGTGGGTGTACAACCAATGACCGGTCCTGTTGGTCAAATCCATACTTTACGTGTTCGTTACGCTGACAACTCAAGTCAAGTAACTGCAGGTGAAGAAGCATTGAGCCCATTCAAAATTGCAGAATCTTACTCAGGTAATGATGCTGTACCAGCTGGTGCAACCAACACTGCAACATTGGAAGGTCAAGCAGGTAAAAGAATGAGCATCCAAATCTTGAAACAAACTGTTGAAGCGAAAACTCGTAAATTGAGTGCTCGTTGGACATTTGAATCAGCACAGGATGCACAAGCTCAACAAGGTATCGACGTAGAAGCTGAAATTATGGCTGCTTTAGCACAAGAAATCACTGCTGAAATCGACCAAGAAATTATTGGTTCTTTGATCAGCTTGGCTGGTACAGAAGTTCAAACTTATGACCAAGCTAATGTTTCTGGTACTGCTACTTTCGTTGGTGACGAACATGCTGCTTTGGCTATCCAAATCAATCGTGTTGCTAACTTAATCGCTCAACGTACTCGCCGTGGTGCAGGTAACTATGCTGTTGTTAGCCCATTTGCATTAACTATTTTGCAATCAGCTACAACTTCTGCGTTTGCTCGCACAACAGAAGGTACTTTTGAAGCCCCAACTAATACAAAATTTGTTGGTACTTTAAACAACTCATTAAAAGTATATGTTAACACATATGCAACAGATGACAAACCAATTTTAATTGGTTACAAAGGTGGTTCAGAATCAGATGCACCAGCATTCTACTGCCCATATATCCCATTGATGAGTTCTGGCGTTGTTTTAGATCCATCAACATTCGAACCAGTTGTAAGCTTTATGACTCGTTACGGTTATGTTGAACTTAACAACACTGCAAGTTCGTTAGGTAACGCGGCTGACTATTTAGGTTTGGTTGGTATTAACAACGCTAACGTAAAATTTAGCTAAATCAATTAGATATTCATCTAAAAGAAAACCACCTTCGGGTGGTTTTTTTATTTCTGCTATACCTTGTAAATGTAATGTAATAATGGTATAATTATTAATTTTTGAAGTAGGGATTATATGAAAAACGAATTAACGGAGTTATTACAGGGAGTAGACTCAAAACAGTTTCATCGCAAACTAGTCAACCGTCCTTCTTTGCTCAATCAATTAATTTCAGAAACTGAACAATATTCACCTAAAAACTTATCTGAACGAATATTTATTGTCATGAATGGACCACCAGTTGCTCGTAATTGTGGGAAGACACCGGCATTCAACTCTTATAACTTGGGGTATAGAGAATTTTGCGGGAATAAGGTGAAGTGTAGCTGTGCTAGGGAATCTCAATCGTTGAGTATGAAAAACTGGCAATCTAATATCAGTGATGACACCCGGACAGCCATGTACGAAAAACAAAAAGCTACAAATATTGAACGGTATGGGTGCGAAAATGTTGTACATTGTGATGCAATTAAGGAAAAAATCACCAAAACTAATAACAAGCGGTATGGTGCATCGTACCCATTTCAAAGTGAAGTTATAAAACATCAAATAAAAGAATCAAACAATCTCAAATATGGTGTCGATTTTCCATTTCAGTGTGAAGATATTATTGATAAATCAAAAACAACCACTATAAAACGATATGGTTCGCTAATGAGTCATGCAAGAACTGCATTAGATGAATTATATGAAGGTAAGAACCCATTTGAAATAATTGAAAACAAAGAAAAAATTAAAAAAACACTAATTGAAAAATATGGTAGGCAAAGTCCGAAGCATATTCATTTATCTGATTCACAACTATCTATTTTACATGACATTGATGAATTTTCCGGTTTTATTCAAGATAAAACTCTCACTATTGCTGCATACGAACTTGGTGTAGATGCAACTACTATCGCGAGATATTGTGATTATTACAATACTCGACATTTATTAACCAGTAATAAAAGCATTTTGGAATTTAAAATAGCAGAATTGTTGACTGATCTTGGGGTGAAGTATATACAAAATGATAAAAAAATAATACGACCATTTGAGATAGATTTTTATTTACCAGACTTTAATGTTGGGATTGAAGTTGGGAGTATTTTTTGGCATAGCGAACTCAACGGGGGTCGTGGAAAAAATTATCATCACAGTAAATGGCAAAAGTGCAAAGAACTGAACATAGATCTGTATCAATGGTTAGATGTTGATATTCTAAACAAATGGTATATTATTGAAAGTAAAATAAAATATATTACTAAAAATATCAAAAACATTATAGGCGCTAGAAAACTAACCATACAAAAAATTACAGTAAAAGAAGAACGACCATTTTTAGATAGCAACCATATACAAGGATTTTCAAAAGATCGTAATTCTCAATATGTGTTTGGTGCGTATTATGACAATGAGTTGATGGCAGTCATGACATTTAAAGATAGTTCTAAATATATAGAATTAAAGCGATATGCTACCAACATTCATTCAATCTTTCCAGGATTGTTTAGTAAAATGGTTAAATATGCAGAATCTCATTTACCTATCCAAAAACAAATATTAAGTTTTAGTGATAATAATCACAGTAATGGTAATGTATACTTGGTAAATAATTTTGTCATTAGTCATAATGTAGAACCACGCTATAAATACACCAAAAATTACCATCAATTGCTTGGAAGAAAACAATTTACTCAACAAAAATTATTAAAAAAACACCCAAAATACGATAAATCGATGACTGAATGGGAAATAATGCAGATGTTGGGGTATGATAGAATATGGGATTCTGGTAAAATTGCGTGGATATTAAAGCGGTAGTTCACAGATTCGATAGAACGAATAGTGGCAACCAAGTACGCAATTTTGAAATAGCATCCTATGTTTTTAAAGGATGGGTCTTTAGGCTTTGAGGATAAATACTTACAGTCATAATTATATCAGACTAATAGACTGATTTATGCTGAAATCCCTCAGCGTATGACCTAGAACGTCAAGGAGACAAAACAAATGGGAAGACCTCTAAATAAAAAATTCTTTGGTAACCGCAATGTTGGTGCCACTACAACTGCTGACAATGGAATTGGTGGCGAAGGCATTACAATTGCATTAACTGGTGCAAATAATTCTACTGGTTTTACAAATAATTCGTTATCACAAGTAACTGTTACTGCCCCGGACCTACCAAATGGTGTTCAAGCAGTTATTAAAGTTCATACATATACTGCAGCAGGTGCATTAACAAACAAAACTACGTTTACTAAATCAGGTACATCAGTAGCCGCTGCTAGTACATATGGAACCATAACCGCCCCGTTAGCATCGACCTCAGCTGGTGGTGGTTCAGGTGCAACATTTATTATAACTAAAACTGGCACGGGTACAACTTATAACTCTAATACAACTGTCACTTTGGTTGATTCTGGTTCAGGATATCATTTGACTGATACTATTGTTGTTTTGGGTAGTTTATTGGGTGGTGTTGACACAACTAACGATTTAACATTAACAGTTGCTACTTTTGTTGGAACAACTGGTACTATTCAAACACTTGAAGTTACAGAAAAAGGATCAGGTTATGCATCAGCCCCAACAGTTACATTCAGCACCGGTACTAAAGGTACACTTGATGCAATTGCCTCGTTAACTGCTGATACAGGTGCAGTTAGCTCATCAACTAATCAAGAAAATGCGATTACTGCATATGCTTGGATAGGCAATGGTGGTGGATCTCGTCAAAAAGTTGATATTGTAAAACAAGAATCTAGCCGTAGATATGCTGTTAGAACAGCGACACTTGTCTCTGGTGAACCATGGACTGTCCGATCTGCAATTTTAGTTGCAAAAACTGGCGGTGCTGCAGCTGATACTGATGGCGACAATACATTTAATGAAATGGATATTACTGCATTCGATGCAGCTGGTAAAGAATATTGGGTTCTTAAACTAACTGCACATAAAGCATTAATTAAACGTAAAGCGTCCAATACAGATGGTGAATTTGCCGATCCAACTACATATCCTAACGGACAAAACGTAGCTTGGACCATGAACTCAACATCTGGTACTAAAGTGTATGCAGTTCAACCATACCTTGCTGCTGGTATTAACGTAAAAATCGATAACGCTTAAATAAAAATGAAAACAATGGAGGGATTTTATATCCCTCCACTTAAGGAGTATAAATGTCAAGAGTATTAAAAATCGACCAAGGTGATTACGTAATACAGGTGGATTCTGAAAATGGCGCACGTGCAGTCATCGATGGTGACTTTCTTGTAAAAGGGGCCGCATATGGAACAGCACCGGTTGTATCTAATATTTTATATGTATCTATGGATGGGTCAGACACGAATGATGGGACTGCTGCTGATCCAACAAAAGCATGCAGAACAATCAGTGGTGCAGTAAAATCCCCCAAGTATACCTCTGGGACAGCGATTAAAGTAGCTCCTGGACATTATTTTGAGAATAACCCAATTGTTGTAAAACCTTACACATCTATTATGGGAAGTGATTTAAGAACAACAGCAATTGAACCAATTAATAAAACGCAAGATTTATTTCATGTTAATAGTTCTTGCTATATTTCTCAATTGCAAATTATTAATGGTAGAAGTGGTATAGTTGATCCTATGTTGGATAGAGGCGCATATACTGTTGCCTTTCCAATCAATTACGGATTTGATTTTACTGGATCCACCATTATAGGTAGCCAAGAAATTACAAATGTCTCGTCAACTGCTAGTATTGTTATTGGTATGGAGATTTTTGGATCAGGCTCATTTGCAAGTTTGATACCTATTGGGGCAACTGTAATATCTATTGACCCTATTAATAATAAAATAAAAATTTCTAGTAATGCGACCGCAACTACTACAAATGCAACATTGAAAACAGGTAAAATAACAGTATATAAATCACCATATATTCAAAACTGTACAAATCAATCTGGGCCATGGTTATATGACGGAACAATGTTCATCCCAAACCAAACAGTTCAAGTCCCAGTAGTTGTTGGCACGACCACTTTTGGATTGGATGGAATTCCAACTGATGTTATTGACGTGATTTTATCCGAAGGATCTGGGCTTATTGAAATAGGCATGTCAATTAATACTGCTCCACAAAATCAAGGATTTTTTTCTGCTAGAACATTGGTATTTGCAAATATTCAATTCATCCAAGAGCAAGTTTTAAAATATATTAGTGATAATATTGAAGCCGCGACAACTGGTATTTGGTATAATTTTACTTATGATTCCCAGAAATGCAGCAGGGATATTAGAATAATTCTTGAACATGTAATGTATGATACTACATTTGGCGGAAATTCAAAGTCAATACAGTGCGGTAAAGCATATTGGGATAACGCTATTAGTAAAATTTCTGGTGAAATTGCACAAACAATTGACGTGTTAGGCCATATAAAAACATTAGTTGCATTGATTATAGAAAATTCAACAGTTACCGACCTATATGCAGATACAACAGTAACCGCAGGTGAGTTTATACCAGGGAAAACATACACGATAGTGTCTTTAGGATCTACTAAATTTACTGATATTGGTGCAGAAAGTGATACTATTGGACTTAAATTCATTGCTACTGGGCCTGGTACAGGAACCGGTACTGCGAAATTTGGTATTTCGCAAGTTATTAATACCGCATTATCTGGTGGAGACATTGCATCACAGCCGTTTAATAATAATATTCAAATAATAGAAAACATTCTATCTTTTGGAATAGATGAATATATTGGACGTGAATATGAAAGCACTGGTCCAGAATTTGGTTTAGCAAGTGCTGAGTTATTGATAATCAATAATAGAACCTTTTTACAAAATTATATAGACGGATATATATCTGCCACCTACCCAACTTTTATATACAATAGAACAACTTGTAAGCGTGATCTCGGCTATATTATAGATGCGTTGGCTCATGATACATTATTGGGAGGAAATTCACGCACTATTGAAGTTGCAACTGCATATTATTATGCAAACAAATCAGTATTAACACAGCAAGAGCTATTAATTTGTTTGGATGCATTTTCTCGTTTGAACACAGCAATTCAAAGCGTTATACGTAACACTCGAATTTCACCAGATCAACTTGTTAATTTAGAATGGGATCATGGTGAAATTGCATCGGTTGCTATTGAAAAAAATGTTAATATCATTAAAGATATAGTTGAAAATGGTACAGGACTGGTAAGTATAAATCCAGCAGATACAACAAAAAAATATAGAAAACATATAGGCACAGCGTTATTTTCTGCAACCGGGATTTCCGCAGATGATGTACAAAAAGCTACTAAAATTGTAAATTACGTTTACACTGACTCAAATAGAGTTACATTATATTTGGATAACAAAACAGTTGGGGTTGGTAATAATTCAACATTATACATTGGTTTTCCAACAGTGTATCCTGTCGTAGAGTCAACAATTCCTTCAAGATGGGCTAACAGAAAGTGTGATCCATGGGGTGCAATGGGGGGAATGCTAATTGATGGAGATGTAGTAACAGATAATTCACCAATTCGTTCATTCGTTGCAGATGCGTTCACACAGGTAAATCAAGGTGGCCGTGGGATTAGGGTGACTAATCGTGGGTATGTGCAGTTAGTATCGGTGTTTACTGTTTTTAGTTCAATTGCGGTTCAAACTGATAATGGCGGAATTGCATCTATTACTAACTCAAACACTAACTTTGGTACATATTGTATGATTTCAAAAGGATATGGTCCTCGTGAATTTTCAGGAACGATATATAATCCAAAAAATTATACTTATAATTCTATATCTAATGAATTTGAATATAATGAATACTATCCATCTGGATTTTTTCCTAATAAACAACAAATTTGTGTATTCCTACCAGACATTAAATATAGACCACATATTTCATTGATGATGGAAATAATACCACCAACTGAGTATCTTAATGCACAAGGTAAACCTGGGTTTTTGACTGCTACTATCACGTTTTCGACAATTACAAGAGGTGATTTATCCATTAGTGGGATTAATCCTATTAATATGTACATTAACCAGCAAGTTTATATTTATGATCAATATGGTAATAATTATGATCCAGAGACAGGACAGTTGTATTTGTTAGAAGACACCTTTATTAGTGATATGGGTCCTGAAACAATTTATTTAAGTAAACCAGTTAACATGTCTGGTGGGGATGTGAATAATCCTAGTTATTTTACATTATTCACATGTGGTAATGCATATTATACTATTTTGTCTAGTACACCAGCCACTAATCCGTCAAACAGATCAGACGGATCAACTATATCACTAGGTGACAGTATTCTACCAGAAAAGCAAATTACAACTTTGCCACAGCCTGAAATAGCTTCACTGGTTGTATTAACTGAAATTGTTAAAAAAATTGTACGAAATGAGTCAGTAACTAGTACACAAGATATCGAAACACAAACAATTGACCCGAAACTATCACCATCCTATAACAAAGTGGCAATGGAGGCAATCATCACTGGATTGATGACTGATATTATTACAATATTAAGTAATCCAACTATTATTAAAGATGAGATATTAGCAGGTAAAACAGATGCTGAAATAGTAGCAGCTGGTGGAATTGATATTGAGTTAAAAACAGCTGGCGTTGTTGATAACGACCGAGGTGATGCAGCAAAATTGATATTATCAAATTTAAATTTCTGTGTAGAAGAAATTACTTCGTATATTGAAGAACAAATTAGGACTGCAAGTTCTGGTGCATGGTTTCAATTGGATTACAATAGTGATAAATGTAGACGAGATGTTAAATTAATATGTGTGAATTTGGCATATGATTTAACTAGTGGTGGTAATTACAATTCAGTATATTCTGGGTTATCTTATTATTCAAAAACTGGTACTTATCATATTGTTGAATTAGAAGATAATGTTAGAAACAGCGCATTATTCCCTGATGGAGCATTGGTGAATTTCTATCAAAGAAGTTATATGTCAGCATCTGGATATCTATTTGAGTATATTGGTTCAGGTACCAATTATGGTGCTTTGCCACAGGTTGGTAGAGCAGACCCGGTACAAGAAAATGAGGTAAATATGTTGGATGGTGGAAAAGTATTCTTCACATCAACAGATCAGAATGGTGATTTTAGAATAGGGTCAGATTTGGTAATTAGTCAAGCAACTGGAGTTCTGAGCGGAAGAACATTCCAAAAAAGTTTGTTTGCAGAAATGACTCCGTTTATTTTAGCAATTGAAGGTTAAGAGGATTTAATACATGGCATTAATACCATTAAATACGTTTAAAACAAAAACAGCAGTGTTATCAACACTCAAATATAACCAAGCAAAATGTGCTAGGGATACAGCATTGATAGTTGATTCAATTGCATATGATTTATTATTTGGCGGATCATCACAGACAGAATTTGCAGCAGTGCAGTATTGGTCACAAGGATCATCAAAAATTGATGGAGAAGTTTTTCAAACTATATCTGCTTTGCAACATGCGAAAGAAGTTGCATTAAAATTAATACTTAATATTGATATTGATGCATCAGTTGGTAACCAAATATCTCAAGATACAACATACCCAGAAAGTGACCTAGAATCACAATTATTAATTGAAAATGAATTCAACTTTATTATAGATATAATTGAAAATGGCACTGCTGGTGTTACTGATAAAATCATTAGTAACAGTGCACGTATTGATAGTAATTCTTCAATGGCAAAAGCTGTTACTATTTTACAAGCAAATAAAACCTTCATGCAACACGAAATAGTTGCATATGTTAACAACAGATTTGGTAAGGGATATGTTTATGATAAAGCAAAATGTTTACGCGATACCGGATTGATAGTTGATTCAATAGCGTTTGATTTGATGTTCAATGGATCCACTCAATCACTCTTTGCTGGGTTACAATATTGGTCACAAGGATCTACAAAAATTAATGGCGAGATCAACCAAACATCAGCCGCTGTTGATTTTGCAAAATCATTAATGAAAAAAATTGTGGTTAACGAAGTTATTACTAATACATCTGGTAATAAATTATCACAAATTATTAATACTGCTATTCCTGGTAATTTAACAAGCAAAAATAAAGTAGATACATTAATGTCAAAAATATCTAACATTATAGTAAATGGTACTGATGGCGTTACTGATGACATTCAACCAAATGGGTTAGCAACAAACGATACTGGATTATTAAATGCTTATACTTTATTACAAACAAATAAAAAATACATTCAAGCAGAAGTAATTGCTTGGATCAATTATAAAGTGGCATCAAATACACCACCATTTTCATATTCTTTTACGTATGATTCTGATAAATGCTATAGGGATATTGGGTATATAGTTGATTCTATATCATTTGACTTAAAATATGGTGGAAATAGACAAACAATCCAAGCTGGTGTTTATTACTATGGATTTTCTACAGATGTTAGCTTAATAGAAACTGAAAAAGCGGAAGCACTATCCGCTTATAAGTATCTTAATACCGTGGTAAATAATGTTATTTTAGGCCAACCAATAACAGCAATTTATCAAAGAGATGTATTACAGGACATTAGTTTAACACCTGGGTCATCATATGAGGCTGATGTTGCAACAGGGAATATTGAGTTAATCAGAAACATAATAAAATATGGACCAAACGGTGCATATGCATCACCATGGTCTAATTCTGTGAATTATGTCCCAGATGACGCAGTTGTTTATGATGGCCGTGTTTATGTAAGCAACACTATTAATATTAACAAAAACCCAACAACCAACCCATCTGATTGGAACATGGATGAACTTGGATTCACTACAGAACTAAATCCAATAAGTTTAAAACAAACTAATGATTATAATTTATTAAATTCTGCAAAAATTTTATTGGCTAATAAAGAATTTATTCAATCGGAAATTGTTGCTTATATTGATGCAATAACCCATTATACTGTTATATCATCATCTGAAATGAGGGCAGGTCATACTTATACAATTGTTACAACTGGCAATAGCGCATTTCATGATGCTGGTGCACCTTCTGGATTTGTACCTGGTGATACATTTGTCGCAACTGGTAGTGTTGGTGGAACTGGAACAGTATCCGTTGGGTTCACTTATCCAAACAGCACATTATATACCGCTGATAATTTATGTTTTAGAGATATTGGTTATATTGTTGATTGTATCAATTTTGATTTGACCTATCCTGGAAATCGTCAAGCTGCACAGGCAGGTGTGTATTATTACAATAATACAGCAGATACTTCGGTAGTTCCAACTGAAAAAACCGATACTATTAATGCATATAATTATATGGGTATTGTTATGTCGGCTATTGTAACAAATACTTTCCTAACACAAAGTGCAATTTCATCGTATAAAAATAAAAGTAAATATTTAAAAGCACCATATCAAAAAGATTTGAAACAAGATATGTCATACTATGTTCCAACTACTGGGAATCCTAGAAAATGTGATGAAATTGCATGGAACATTTACAATATTGATAGATCCCACCCATATGGTTTAGTTGATACATTGGTTAATATTATAAACAACGGTCCAAGTTTGGCTGGTGATCGTGTTCCAATCGCTAGTACACCAATTGATGATGAAGCATATCAAACTGCGTTTGATTTAATAATGCTTAATAAAGAGTATATTGTATCAGAAGTAATAGGATATATGAATGATCTTAAATCTCCGAATACAACTAAAATATATACAGCTCCTCCTGGTGTTACTTCTATTGTCTTAATGGCTCAAGTTGCTAATGTAACAGACCATGATATTAGTCTAACTTTTGCTCATTATAGAAATATACCAGTATTCCCGGACCCAGCAACATTAAATGGATACCAAGCAGGGGATACCGTTACTGAAATAGTAAAGGATTATATCATACCTCCAAACGATTCAGCATCGTTATTATCAGGGAAAATGATTATCGAAAGCTTCGATAGTATAGTAGCTTTTGCTAGTGAATCTAGTGGATTAAAAGTTACTCTCAGCATATTAGAGACTGCAAATGCCTAATTTATTAAGTGGAAGAAAACCGGTAATTCCGGCAACAAAATTAACATCATCAAGATATAAATATGTATCATTAGAACAAGCCCAGCCAGCACTGGGTTCGCCGGATGTGGACAGTAGTGTATTGATTGGGCGAACTGATGGAACAACTGAATGGATTCCTCAATCAGATATTCAAACAGACATCTTGCCTACTGAAAATGTATTATTTGTTTCAAAAAATGGTAATGATTTATATCCTGGAAATTCAATAACAGCGCCAAAACCGTCTATAACCTCTGCGATAAATTCTGCGGTGCCTGGAACAACTATTATTGTTTTTAGTGGTGAATATACTGAAAACAATCCTATTGTCTGTCCGGCAGATGTGACTATTATTGGTGAAGATTCAAGGGTTATTATTATTCCACAAAACCCGCAATTAGATGTATTTCATTTAAGTAGTGGATCTACTATTGAATTTATCACGGTTAAAGATCACCAATCACCGAGTTTTGCATTTTCTATATTGCCGTATGCGACATTTACAACAGCTCCTACTATTAAAGATTGTACCAGTATATCTGGACCATATTTGAATAATGGCGTGAAGTTTATACCGAATGAAACCGTGCAAAATCCATCGATAGGTGCAACTGCGTTGCCGTTGATAGCAAACAGCCAAGTACCAGATGCTGCGTATCGTATTAATTCATCTGGTGCCGGTGGTGGTGTTAGAGTAGATGGAGTTCTTTTCTCTATTTTATCTACTATAAAATACGCTTATGTGGATAAATTTATCGCAATAAATCAAGGTGGTATTGGTATTTTGGCGGAAAATGGTGCAACCATATATGCTGATTCGTGTATGACTAAATTTTGTTCAATAAGTTATAACGCTGAATCTGGTGCAACGTTGAATACGAATGCATGTTCAACTGAATACGGTGCATATGGATTGTTTAGTGACAATTATAATTATGATCCCTATATATCAAATGGGATAGTTTCTTCGTCTATCTATAGTCAACTACTATCAATAACCTTATCAAATCAAGGTGATGGATACGATCCAGCTAATTTAGAAATTTTAGTTGGTAGACAATGGACTCCTTCAACATACTATAATTTGTATGATCAAGTATGTTATGGTCCATACTTATATGTTGTTATCCTTTCTGGAACTAGTGATAGTGATCCAGCTAATTTCCCAACTCATTATGTTGGGTCAGAGTTAAATGGATCGGCTAGATTGGAGTATGCTGGATTAGCCGCAATTGTGACACCTACCGTAGTAGGTGGAAAAATTGTAGAAATTATAGTTGAAGATGGTGGATATGGGTATTCTGAATTACCTTCTATCACTTTTGTTGGTCCACATACTACAGAAGCAATTGCACAAGCATCTCTATCTGGTATTCAAGAATTTATTGTGTATGGAATTAATAAAGTTCCATTACAAAATACATTAATCGGATTTGCATCGACATCACCAAAGTATTTTATTTCATCAGTTGTGCAATTAACAGGAACAACTGCTAGTATTAAAGTAACACCTACTAAATTTAGTGTATTCGCTGGTGATTCGGTTAATATGTATTATTCAAGTATAATTAAATCAAATTCACATAATTTTGGCTATGTTGGGTCTGGTGTTACCTATAACGCATTGCCAACAAATTCAGGAGTACCAAGAAGTACACGTGAAATATATGAAACTAATTATGGAAAAGTATTTTGTTCTTCGATAAATGAGCGAGGGATTTATAAAGTTGGTACTGTATTTTCAGTTGATATATTAACAAAAACTACAACATTAGATGCATCAACTATTGACTTTACAAATTTAGGAGCAGTAGGACCGTTAATTAGAAATGGTGCACCTTCTGGGGTTCAATTAAAAGAAATTAGTAATGATCCAGAATTAAAGGCAAGTAATGGATTTATAGATCAATTTACCGTACCTACACAAGAAGCAATTGTAACATATTTAGAAAACAATTACATATCAACGAATGGCGATAGTCCACAGAATATCGTAGGTGAATTAACTATTAATGATTTGATATTTTCAGGTAATAGTATTAGAAGTGCCAATCCCAATCAAGATATTGTATTAACACCAAATGGGACTGGTAAATTAGATTTATCATCTAGTAGAATAATCAATGGTCTACCACCAATAAATGGAAATGATTTAGCAACAAAATCATATGTAGATTCTGTTGCATCGTCAGGGTTGCCTATTCTATCGTATACGACAACAACTGCTATTCCTACTGTTATAGACACGTTTGATACAACAGTATATAGAACTGCTAAATATCTTGTTCAAGTTACAAGCAATAATAAGTATCATTCTACTGAAATAATATTAATTCATGATGGAGCAAATGTTAATATTTCGCAATATGGTGAAATTTTTACAATATCTAAATTAGGAATTTTTTCTTCTAGTTTGGTATCTGGAATACTTAATTTGATTTTCACTCCAGACAATGATGCGACACAAATAAATGTACAGCGACAATATATAACTGTATAAAAAGGGGACAATGAACCTTGACTACAAATAACAAAACATTCAATATAAAAAACGGGTTAACCGTTGGTGAAACACCAGTAATTAATGCCATTGGTGAATGGATAGGACCTCCAGAAGGACTGGTCGGCTCCCCTGGATCAACTGGTCCACGTGGATATACCGGTATTAACGGTGCATCTGGTGTTAAAGGCTCAACTGGTGCATCAGGATCAACCGGCCCAATAGGTGCAACAGGATCACAGGGTGTTATAGGAAAAATCGGTGCTTCAGGGACACAAGGTGCATCTGGATCAACCGGTCCCATTGGATCAACCGGTCCAGTTGGTGCATCTGGATCAACCGGCCCTCGGGGATCAACTGGTGCAACCGGATCAACCGGTCCTATTGGTGCAACCGGTGTGAGGGGTGCCGATGCAGCAACAGGGGCAACTGGTGTCCAAGGATTACAAGGCATAATTGGATTGCGAGGATCAACTGGTCCTCAAGGTGCGTCTGGTGCAACTGGTGCAACCGGCCCTCGCGGAGCATCTGGATCAACAGGTCCTCAAGGTGCGTCTGGTGCAACTGGTCCGCAAGGATCAACTGGAGCATCTGGATCAACGGGTCCCCAAGGTGCGTCTGGTGCAACGGGTCCATTGGGAAATACAGGTTCAACTGGTGCCACAGGTGCAACAGGGCCGCAGGGTGCAACCGGTACACAAGGTGCATCCGGTTCAACTGGTCCACTAGGCTCAACCGGACCACAAGGTGCTTCTGGTATACAGGGTGCAAGCGGATCAACCGGGCCTCTTGGGGATCCTGGTGCAACCGGCTCAACCGGACCACAGGGCGCTTCTGGCTCAACCGGACCTATTGGTACAACCGGACCACTTGGCCCAACTGGATCAACTGGTGCAACCGGTTCAACCGGACCACAAGGCGCTTCTGGATCAACCGGACCTATTGGATCGACTGGTGCTTCTGGCTCAACCGGCCCTCAAGGTGCATCGGGTGCACAAGGAGCATCTGGATCAACTGGTCCATTGGGATCAACCGGTGCTACCGGACCACAGGGTTCATCTGGTGCAAGCGGTGCACAAGGAGCTTCCGGTCCACTGGGGGATCCAGGTGCTACCGGATCAACGGGACCGCAGGGGCAGCAAGGTTTGACTGGTCAACCTGGTGCATCTGGTGCAACAGGTCCAACAGGCTCAACAGGCTCAACCGGCGCTACCGGACCTCAAGGTGCATCTGGATCAACTGGTCCATTGGGATCAACCGGTGCTTCCGGTGCAACTGGTCCACGGGGTTCTACTGGCGCATCTGGATCAACCGGTCCTTTAGGATCATCTGGATCAACAGGTTCTACCGGTGCTTCTGGTCCTACTGGGGTTGGTGCAACTGGCCCACGCGGTCCAGCAGGACCAATTGGATCAACCGGAGCAACTGGTCCACGTGGATCAACTGGCGCTTCTGGGCCACAGGGTCCGACTGGCGCACCGGGTACAACAGGGCCACAGGGAAGCCAAGGGACACAAGGCCCTACCGGATCATCTGGCGCTAGTGGTGCAACCGGCCCCCAGGGTTCTACTGGTGCTTCTGGCCCAAAAGGAGATCCGGGTGACACCGGCCCTATTGGATCTACTGGTGCAACCGGCCCAAAAGGAAATCCTGGCGCTACCGGCCCTCAAGGGTCAACGGGATCATCGGGCGCTACCGGCCCTCAAGGACCCGGAGGATCACCTGGTGGTATTGGGAATCCTGGATCTCCGGGACTAGGTGGATCTCCGGGACCAGGTGGATCTCCGGGACTAGGTGGATCGCCAGGATCTGGTGGATCGCCAGGGGCACCTGGTTTATTTCCTGGGGCCACTAGTGCTCAGGTAAATTCACTAGGGGTTGGCACAGGGGCATTAGCTACTGTTGGGACTATTGTTGCAACAAATAACATATATGCATACTATTCGGATAAGCGATTAAAAGAAAATGTCAAAGAAATTGAAAATGCCACTGACTTATTAAACGAGATAAGAGGGGTGAGATTTACCCAAAATTCATATGCAGAGAGATTTGGATACAATAATTATAAACCGCAAGTAGGTGTTATAGCACAAGAAATACAAAAAGTATTACCGGAAGCTGTATCATTAGCACCATTTGACATGGATTATTATGGAAACAGTATAACCGGTGATAATTATTTAACTGTTCAGTATGAAAAATTAGTGCCATTGCTAATTCAAGCTATTAAAGAACAAAATGCTGAAATAAATATACTACTTGATTTTGTGAACAAACATGACAGAAAATAAAAATTTTGGTATTGAACATGGATTAACGGTTGGTAACACCACTGTCATTGATGAGAATGGTAATTGGGTGGGTAATCGCTCTCCGTATATTGGATCTACCGGCCCACGAGGTTCTACCGGCCCACAAGGAGCGGTTGGTTCAACCGGGAATATGGGGCCACTTGGTATATCATCTGGGGGACCATTGGGTCCCACTGGAACAACTGGTGCGTCAGGCGCAACCGGCTCAACCGGTTACCTTGGTAAAATAGGAACACCTGGGCCAACTGGCTATATTGGGGTAATTGGACAATCAGCTATTGGGACGACTGGTTTTAAAGGAACAACCGGCGTAGTTGGGCCAACTGGATTAGCAGGGTTTTATGGTAGACCTACTCGTGGAGCATCGGGCCCACGGGGAGCATCTGGTGCAACGGGACCAAGCGGATCAACAGGACCAAAAGGATTGGTTGAAACCACTAATGTACAAGGAGCATCTGGTGCAACGGGTGTTACCGGGGTGATTGGTGCTACTGGATTTCAAATTACCGGTGAGATTGGATCTACTGGATACAAAGGTGCAACTGGATTACCTGGTATCTCGGGTGATGGATACATCGGAGCAACTGGTGTGACCGGAATCCCTGGTGCTACCGGGGTGTATGGAATACTGGGTGCCTCTGGAGGCTATAATATTGGGACAACTGGCCCGGATGGAATGCAAGGGCTTGCTGGAATTCAGGGACCAACAGGAACTGCAAACGATGCAATTGGGGTAACAAATGTAGCTGGTGCAACGGGTGCAACTGGAGTAATTGGTATACCTGGCGCAACTGGCCCAATGGTTAAAGGTGCTACTGGAGTAATTGGTGAGCAAGGTATTATAGGTTCAACTGGTCGCCCAGGAATCGGCGCAACTGGTGTTATAGGTGTAATTGGTGCTACCGGATTACCGGGGGATTTGGGAATGGGTGCATCTGGCGCCGGTGGGCTTGGTGCATCTGGGCCGACTGGTTACATTGGCGAGGACGGGATTATCGGTCAAGACGGTGCATCTGGTTCACCATATTCGTCTGCTGGTAGTTCAGGATACAGAGGGTCAACAGGATCCACTGGTGCATCTGGACCACAAGGTACACAAGGTGAAATTAACTCCATATTTAACGGCGCTACTGGGCCACAAGGCCCAATTGGATCAGCCGGGTCATCTGGTATTGGAATAACTGGTGGTTCTGGATATATCGGGGATCAAGGTCTGACCGGGCTATCTGGACCTGGTGGAGAGGGTTTGCCTGGTCCACCTGGTGCCACTGGTGTTCGTGGGGCATCATCACCGGAAGGATTACCAGGCGCAACAGGTCCAGAATCAGTCGGGATTCAAGGGGAATCGGGTGTAGATGGCTTAACAGGTGGGCAAGGTGCATCGGGTGTAATTCAAGTTGGTACTCAAGGTGCGTCTGGTGCAACTGGATCGACTGGACCATTGGGAATTACTGGATTTACTGGATACTCAGGAATACAAGGTTCAACTGGAGGAAAAGGATCAATAGGATTAGTCGGAGTCCAATCGACTACATTAGCATCACAAGGACAAAAGGGACCTACGGGTGACCCGGGTATGCAATATCCTGGTTTAGGCCCAACTGGGCCTACCGGATCTACCGGATCCACTGGTGCATCTGGGCCTACCGGATCCACTGGTGCATCTGGGCCTAAAGGATCTACCGGATCCACTGGTGCATCTGGGCCTAAAGGATCTACCGGATCTACCGGATCCACTGGTGCATCTGGGCCATTATCGACGACTGATACGCCACAATTATATGCGTTGGGTGTTGGTAGAGCACCATTGGCAACAGGTGGAACCATTGTGGCAACTGATGATATTACGGGTTATTATGGATATTCTGATATACGTTTGAAAGAAAACATTATTGAAATAGAAAATGCGTTGGAGATGGTCGATGCCATTCGTGGTGTTAAATTTACTCAAAATAAATTTGCGGAAAATTTCGGTTATAAAGATTATAAGTCCCAAGTTGGAGTTATTGCACAAGAAGTGCACCAAGTATTACCAGAAGTTATTTCAATAGCTCCTTTTGATATGGATCCATATGAAAGAAGCAAATCCGGTGAGAATTATCTAACCGTTCAATACGAAAAAATAATACCACTCTTGTTGCAAGCAGTTAAAGAACGTCAAGCACAAATAAATTTTATCAAGTCATTTTTTGAGAAATAAATAGTTGACATTATACCTGATATCAGGTATAATGCATTTTATAAAGGATGAACGATGAAAGGTGAATGGTGTTATTATAATCGATATTTTGATCGAGAAACGTGTGCTAAAATATTAGAACTTGGGTTACAATTACCTGTACAAGATGCAATCATTGGGTTGAATAACGGTCACGTTGATAATAATTGGCGAAGATCTAAAGTTCGTTTTATACAAAAAACAAACCCTGATTTTGCATTCCTATTCGATGCAATGTGGAAAATGGCAGTTGAAGCTAACGATCAATGGTTTAAAGTACACATATCAAAGATGGATTATATTCAATTAGCTGAATATGATTCTTCATATTTGGGTGAATATAAAAAACATCATGATGTATTTTGGTTAAATAATGATCCAGAATATCATAGAAAAATAACGGCAGTTGTGCAACTGTCAGACCCATCTGAATATCATGGTGGTAATCTAGAATTTATCGACGTTGGTGCTCATCCAAGTCCAGATGATATAAGAAACCAAGGTTCTGTCGTATTCTTTCCGTCCTTTATATTACATCAAGCAACTCAAGTAACCAGCGGCATACGGTATAGTTTAGCCTGTTGGTTTGACGGTCCAAAATGGAGATAAAATGAGATTTCATATATTAGGCTTGCCACATACAGTGTCAAGTAAAGAGTACGTCGCATGTGCGTACACCCAAAAAGTAGTAAAATTTAGTAAAATGATGATAGAACGAGGACACACTGTTATTCATTATGGGCATGAAGAATCTGATTTAGAGTGTACAGAACATGTTAATGTACTATCAACCGAAGATTGGAAAATTTCGTATGGTGATCACGATTGGCGTAAACATTTTTTTAAGTTTGATACTGGTGATCATGCATATCAAACATTCTATAAAAATGCAATTCGTGAAATTGAAACTAGAAAACAGCCATTAGATATTATTCTTCCTTTCTGGGGATCAGGCACACGCCCAATTTGTGATGCACACCAAGATCTAATTTGCGTTGAACCTGGTATTGGATATGCAGGTGGTCACTGGGCACGATACAAAATATTTGAATCATATGCAATATACCATGCATACTATGGATTAGAATCCGTGGGAACATGCAAACAAGGCTGGTATGATACTGTAATTCCCAATTATTTCGACCCGGATGATTTCACTTTTTCAGCAGAAAAAGATGATTATTTCTTATTTTTGGGAAGGGTATATGAGGGTAAAGGCATACACGTTGCCATCCAAGTTACTGAAGCAATCGGTGCTAAATTATTAGTGGCAGGACAAAATTCTTTACAAGATTGCGGTTATACAGAGATCCCATCACATGTTGAAGTTATCGGATATGCCGATGTTGAAACTCGCAGAAAATTGATGTCTAAAGCAAAAGGTGCATTTGTCGCAAGTATGTATAATGAACCATTTGGTGGAGTACAAATTGAATGCTTGTTATCTGGTACACCAACCATTACAACTGATTGGGGTGCATTCACTGAGAATAACATTCATGGAGTTACTGGTTATAGATGCAAAACATTTGAACATTTCACATGGGCTGCGAAAAATATTGATAAAATAAGTCCATATGATTGTAGAGAATGGGCAATCAATAATTTTTCACTTGATAGAGTAGCTGTCATGTATGAAGAATTTTTCAAGTCTGTGCTTGATATTCATACTGGTAATGGATGGTATGAACCGAATGATTCGCGAACTAATTTGGATTTTCTGAAAAAACAATATCCAATTAGTTCGTCAAACCAACTATTAAATTAAATCTATTATATCAAAAATGGTTTGAAGTTTAGTTCTCATAATTTTATTAGAGAAACTATTCTTTAAACCTTGATGCAATGGTTTTGGTGCGTAATCTATCGAACACCATGCCCATGCTATATGCTCTGAACTGAGTAGTGGGATAAATTCATTCTCGACCACGCATAAATAAGTATGAAAATTAAATACTTTGTCATTTGAAACAAAAGTCTCCAATGGTATAGTTTTTAATACATCTGGAAAACATCCAATTTCTTCTATTACTTCTCTTTGCAATCCTTGCCAAGGATTTTCACCGATTAAATTAGTTCCTCCAACTAATCCCCACGATCCTTGATGCTTACCAGTTGCTTTCTGAATTAGTAGAAATCTGTGGGTTGATTTTGCGTAAAACAGTGCGCCACTGCATACTATTTTGTCTTTTATAATATTAGTTTCCATGAACCTGACCTATACGTGCCGTCGAAGCTTTTACTCCAAGATACACCATTCCATAAATATTGTATACCTGTGTATATATTCGTTTGCCATATCATTGATTCAGTTTCTTTTGTTGAATTAAAAATAACACGCCATTCGTTCCCATCCCATTCAATTATATCATTAGCTAATGCAACGAAATCTACATTATAAAAAGACTTCCAACCATCAGGACCGTCGGTATTGATTTGGTGACCAATATCTTCAATTATTAAATACCGAGTACCTATGATAATTGATTGATCTTCTGATTCATTATTTGGTCGTTTTGGATTAAATGACAATGGATTTACAATTGCATCAAAAGTTCCTGGGCTAGTAGATCTATTTCCGCCTGAATTATAACCAGGATTGTAATCAAAAATACCTTGGCTATCAATCCCAGTATTTGTGTTCAATGTATCTTGGTCCCATTCTACCAATAATATGGATGGAGTAATATCATCGATTGAAACCGTCCCGACTATTTCTGATCCATCTGGTTGACGTAAATAAATTCTACTAACTCCTGGCGTAAAAGTGCCATTATAACCATCCAAAATTTTAACCCAACTAACTGGATTAGGAATATTATCTGGTAAACCAAAAGGTTCTGGTGGAACAGTATTAGTGTATTCATCGAGTAATGTAACATTATTACCGTAAACTGCAATATTATATTCTGAAATAGTGATATGTTTATTAGTAATAATATCTGACATAGTAATAGTTGGTCCAGTAGTGTCTACCCCTAACCCATCAATGTATCCATATGGACTTGCATCGCTTGATTTATGAATATTTGCAATTATATTAGTGATAACACCTAACTGTTTTACTTTGACTGGTGGACTTATCCATATTGGTGTATCAACAGTGATTGTAGCAACATCAATAGTTAAATTAGTTCCGGTTGGGACCGTTCTACTAGTCCATGTAATATCATCTAAATTTAATACTGTTAAACTAGTCCAATCGATAAAATTATCAGATGTTTGCAATTCCATGCTAGGGTTGAAAAATACTAATATTTGTTCTAAAATTTGCAATTTTTGATCAGTGCTTGATGCCCATATATCTATTTTCATTTTTAAACTGAACGGGGTTGGCATCAATCTTTCAACCGTATATGTTCTACCTTGTGAAGTTTGATAAGCATCAGCAAATTCATCTCGCTCTCTTATATGAACTTTACCAACATAAGTGGCATCTGCCATTCTATCTCGATCCATTTTTAATTCTGTGACATATATACTAATTCTTGGGACTGAGTTTACTGCATTCTCAGAATTTTGACGCATAATATTTGCGACTTGGCGGTCAGCATCACCATATAAAACTGGAACGCGGTGCAATGAACCATCACTGTATTTGACTACGAAATTACTAAAGACACGAATTGTCTGCGTTATATATCGTCTTATTTGTGAATCATAAAAAAATTGCAAGATTACTCTCCTTAAAAGTTGGCATCTGGACGCAACGCCTTTGATAAACTTTGGCGCTGTTCTTCTCTATAGTTATACAACGTAACATTCCAAGCACCATCAAAAGGTATTTCTTGAATTGTATTATCTATTATTGGTAATAGTATCTTTAATTTATCAGAGTTATTGACTGTGTAAGAATCAAACAAATCAGGAAAATCAGTAAATGCATACTCTAATTTGACTGTATTTGAAGATATAACAACATATAATGCAGTCTGAAAATTTATATTTGTGAAAACTTCGGTATCACCCATTTCTAATTTTACGATATCAGTACCAACTGGAGTATTATAAGTGTATGAAAGATTATTGATAAAACTTGTTTTCAAAGTTTGTCTGCTATCATTATTTGTCATAGTCATTCTTACTTTATCTTCGACACGCAACCAACTATTACCATTAAATCTAAACAATCTATTGGGTAAAAAATCTACCCGTAAGAAAAAGTCATCATTTAGTGGATTATCTGGAAATTGAACTCCAGTACCAAAATCAAATCCATTTACTGGAATGCCATCGCCTAACAAATATCCAGTATATCCAGATCGTAATGGTCGATGATTAGTAACTGGTGTATTGGGATCTATTGGTAAATTATCTGGGGTTTGAATGATGGTATCCCCAGTATTTTTATCAACAGCTAACGTAAAGAATTGTTGAGTTTCATACCCACTAAATGGCGCATCTACTTCTGCCTGATTTAATATGGCATCATTAATTTCTAATTCTTTAGTTCTGGTACTTAAAATATCTCTGACTGTTAAGGTAGAATCATCACTTGCTGGTAAATCTAAAATGTCAGAGAACTGTTGACTATCTGTTATTTTAGACAACCGTAATCTATATAAATGTGGGTACCAAGTAGCTGAAAATCCTTCACTAGCTCTACCAACATCTTCTATTACATAATATCTTGGTAGACTTACATCAAAATCATTGAGTGCAAAATCATCTTTCAAATGTGGTAGCTCCAACACATCACCACTTAATGGTTTTCTTCCTACGTAATTAATAAAATCATTAATATGCACAGTCATGTATAATGTGTCATTGTCTATAAACAACCCAAATTGACTTAAATTGAAATCGATATTTTGTACATTGTAATAACCTCTAATACGATATATTTCTTTATCATATTTTCTATCTCTATTTTCTAGAAGTAATAGATCTTGAATATTGGTTGGCGAATCTTCTGTATATACAGGTTGATCAGCAGATCCAGCGATATTATTAGATGTACCTAAAAATTTATGAACATACACATCGGTTCCACCGGCTTGGAACATTCGTGAAATTTGTCGATCTATGAATTTAAAATTATTGCCCTTTTCCGGCTTAAACATACTTAATCTTGGCAATGGAACTCTCCTAGTTATTACATATTTATCTATCTAATCATCTGGTATATTCGATAAATATAACAGGAGATTAAAAATGACTGAAATTTTAACAGATACTACTTCTACATCACTTATTGAAAGAAATAAAGTATTCGATTATGTTAGAGCAATGCTCGCTGACGGTATGATCGATATTGACTTGGATCCGATTCATTATGAAACCGCATTAGATAAAGCACTAATTAAATTTAGACAACGAAGTTCAAATGCTGTTGAAGAAAGTTATATTTTTTTAGAATTGGTACAAGATCAAAATGAATATAGACTACCGGATGAAATTGTTGAAGTGCAAAGTGTATTCCGTCGTGCAATTGGGTCGCGTTCAGGATTGGGTGCGGGTGGTACATTATTTGAACCGTTCAATTTGGCTTATACTAACACTTATCTGTTAAGTGGTAGTATGATGGGGGGATTAGCTACCTATGAAATGTTTGCCGGTTATCAAAAATTGGTAGGTAGAATGTTTGGTAGTTATATAGAATTCAAATGGAAACCACAAAGCCATATTCTTACTATATTACAGAGACCGTTTGCACAAGGTGAGCAGATTTTATTAAGAACCCATAATTATAGACCTGACTTCGTGTTACTTACAGATATCTATGCCAAACAATGGTTACGTGATTACACATTAGCTACTTGTAAAATGATGTTAGGGGAGGCGAGAAGCTTATTTGCCTCTATTGCCGGGCCAACTGGATCTATTCAATTAAATGGCAGTGATTTGAAAGCGAGTGCAAAAGAAGAAATAGTAGCATTGGAAAAAGAATTAGAAAATCTAGTACCAGGTGGTACTCCTTTGACATGGGTGATAGGTTAACTATTGACATCATCCTCCGAGTAAGATATAATTCAATTTTTACACGGAGGTAACATGATTATAGCAGTAGCAGGAAACATTGGTGGTGGTAAAGATACCGTTGCTGATTACTTGGTTAATTTTCACGAATTTCGTCGTGAATCATTTGCATCATCCTTGAAAGATTCGGTGGCAGCCGTGTTTGGATGGGATCGAACTTTATTAGAAGGGCGCACAAAACAATCTCGGGAATGGCGTGAAACACGTGATGACTGGTGGTCAGAACGATTGAACATGGATATAACCCCACGCTGGATTTTACAATATTGGGGAACGGATGTATGCCGAAATAACTTTCATCAAGATATATGGTTATCAAGTTTGGAAAATCGATTACGCAAATCAACTGATAATATTATCATTACTGACTGTAGATTTCCAAATGAATTTAATGCTATTCAAAAATCTGGTGGGAAAATGGTTCGAGTAAAGCGAGGGCCTGATCCTGAATGGTTTTCACATGTACCGGGTGCATTAGCCGGGAATAGTTCTGACCAATTAATGTTAAGTCAAACATATGGAATACATGAAAGTGAATGGGCATGGCATGGTTTAGATTTTGATGTAGTGATAGATAATAATGGGACTATTGATGAGTTATACAACAATGTTTATTTATTATTAAATTCCAAATAATATGATTATTAGCCATGATATAGCAATAAAATCTCCAAAACAACTAAATACATCAAGAGAATTATTTAGAAATTGTTCATGGAGAATATATTATGGCTCAACTTCAATCAGCTGGCGTAAGTGTAACGGTAATTGACGAAAGTTTTTACACACCTGCAGCGCCGGGGACAGTCCCTTTAATTGTGGTTGCTTCTGAAGAAAGCAAACAGAATGGAGCGGGAACAGGAACAGCACCTGGTACATTAAAAGCAAATGCTGGAAAAGTTTACTTACTAACCAGTCAAAAAGATTTATCTGACACATTCGGAACTCCTATATTCCAAACAGACGCCAATAATAATCCAGTGCATGCTGGTGAATTGAATGAATATGGGTTACAAGCAGCTTACAGTTTCTTGGGTGTAAGTAATAGTGCATATGTAGTAAGAGCAGACATTGATTTGGCTCAATTGGCCGAATCTGCTGATGCACCTACTGGTGAACCAGCAGATGGTACTATTTGGATTGATACATCAGCTACTGATTATGGTATTTTTCAATGGAATTCAGCGCCTGCTTCTGTATTGGGTGGTCAAACATTCACTGCACAAACTCCATTGGTGATTACAGACACTGTAAAAGTAGTGGATTTTGAAGGTGGTGATTACACACCATTAGCATCACTTGGTACTATTGGCAGTTATGCGATCGTTTCGGTGACAAATTTAAATACTATTTGGTTTAAAAAACCAAAAACTAATTCTACGTCATTAGTTAAATGGGTAGAAGTTGGTTCGACTGAATGGGTGGCTAGTTGGCCGACTGCTCAAGGAACAACTTATAATTCAGCAATTACTTTACAAACTACTGATGTATTGACTATTAATACTGTTAACATCACTGGCGCTGGTATTACTACCTTGACAGCAGTTGTAAATGCGATTAATAATAATGCTACGTTGACAGCTGCTGGTATTACTGCCGGTATGGAAACTAATCAATTACAATTGTTTTCAACAGGCGTTGATATTGCAGTGTCTGGTACTTCTGTAGCTAAATTGGGTTTAACTTCTACGACTTACTTGGCTCCAGCCTTAAGTATTAGTAAACATACCCAAATCCCAACTTATAAACGAACTGAAAAACCATCTACAAATAATGGTATTCCAACTGGTGCAGTTTGGGTTAAAACAACACCGTTTAATTTAGGCGCTAATTGGGATATTCAAACTTACTCAGCGAATAAAAAACAATGGGTTACTGATAGTGTTTCCATTTATAAAAATAATACAGAAGCATTAAAAGTTCTTGATGCAACTGGTGGTGGGTTAAATATTGCTACTGGTACACTGTATTTGAAATACAATGATGCAGAATCAACTGTGACTCAGCATAGTGTTGTGTATCCACAATCTGCTAATTTTAAATTATATCGCAGAAAAAATGTTGGCGCAACTACAATTGTATCTGATGTAATTACTTCTAGTGCATTCCCGGGCAATACATACTCGTTCACTATTTCTGAAAGTTTAATTAATACTGATGTATTAAGTGCAGCTGTTACTATTTCATTTGATGTAACCTCTGGTGATACTGCAGTGCAAATTGGTAACGCATTAATTGCCAGTATTAATAATGCTAGTTTAGTAAATGTATCAGCAATACTCGATTCATCAAACCGTGTGGTTATTAGTCATAACAAAGGTGGTGATATTCGTTTAGTGGATGGTAATAATACACCAATCTCTACTATATTTAATCCAACCAGAACAGCTAACTTGTATGCATCACCGAATGGTGTTCCTAATTCATTTGATGCAAGTAACTGGACATCGGTTGGCGCAACAGGTGGTATTGCAATTGCAAGTCCAACTGCACCATCATCATTAGCCGCTGATGGTCAATTATGGTATGACAGAAATACTAGTGAAATTGATATTCTAGTACATAATGGCACAGAATGGGTTGGATATAAATTCCCTGGTGATATTGGTACTGGTAAAGAAGCAAGTCCATATTTTTCTTACGGAACGGATGTTAATGGCCCAATTATCAGTGTAACTAAACCTAAATTCCAATCTGATGGTGTTACCCCAGTAGTAATTGGTGACTTGTGGATTAGTACAGCAGATTTAGAAAACTATCCATTGGTATACATTTATGATTTTAATAATCAATGGCGATTACTTGATAATTCTGATCAAACCACTGAGAACGGTATTTTATTTCATGATGCACGATCAGGAACATCTGGTGGTACTGCAATTTCGGCACCATCTGGTACTATTATTGAATTATTATCTAGTGATTATGTTGATTTTGATGCACCTGATCCAGCATTATATCCAAAAGGGATGTTACTGTGGAATTTGAGAAGAAGCGGATTTAATGTTAAAAAATTCGTAAAAAATTATGTTAATACACTAGAAATTAATCATCGTTATGGAAATCAAGCGATGACTGAATACTACCCACACAGATGGATTAGTGAAGCCGCCAATCAATCAGATGGATCGGGTTCATTTGGTCGTAAATCACAGCGTGGGGTTGTTCTTCAAGCAATGGCAGCATTGATTAATAGTAATCAACAAATCCGCGATGAAGACAGACGTGTATTTAATCTACTAGCCGCTCCTGGATATCCAGAATTAATTAAACCATTAGTAAATTTAAATTATGATCGTGGTTTAACAGCATTTGTAGTTGGTGATTCACCAGCCAGATTGACCTCTGATGCAACTACATTAAGTAATTGGGGATTAAATGAAAATAATGCACTTGAGGACAATGATGATGGTTTAGTAACAACTGACGCATATTTGGGTGTATTCTATCCATGGGGTTATACAAGAGATAATATTGGTAACAATATCGCAGTGCCTCCAAGCCATATGATGTTGAGAACTATTGCATTAAGTGATAATGTTAGTTACCCTTGGTTTGCACCAGCTGGTGTACGTAGAGGTGGCATTACTAATGCTTCTGCTGTTGGATATATTACTGCAGAAGGTGAGTTTAATTCAATATCTTTGAATACTGGACAGCGTGATACTTTGCAAAAAGTTAATGTAAATCCGATCACATATATTGTTGGAACCGGGTTAGTTAATTATGGTCAAAAAACTAGACAAGTTGTTACTAGTGCAATGGATCGTATTAATGTTGCTAGATTGATAATCTACTTACGTGTTCAATTGGCAAGAATATCTAAACCATATATTTTTGAGCCAAATGATACACAAACTAGAAATGAAATTAAACAACAAATTGAAAGTTTCTTATTGGAATTGGTTGGACAAAGAGCATTATATGACTTCTTGGTTGTATGTGACACATCTAATAATACCCCAACAAGAATCGATGCCAATGAGCTTTATGTTGATATTGCAATTGAACCAGTTAAAGCAGTGGAATTTATTTACATTCCATTAAGAATTGAAAACACTGGTGCTATTGCTAAATTAGGTCAATCATAAAAAGGAGAATAAAATGGCAATAGCAGCATTATCAAATTTTACAGTACCGCTAGCATCTGACCAAAGTGCTAGTACACAGGGCTTATTAATGCCCAAATTGGCTTATAGATTCCGAATTTCTTTAGAGAACTTCGGAGTCTCTGGTAGCACAACTGAATTAACGAAACAAGTGGCAGAGGCAGCTAGACCGAGTACAGAGTTTACAGATGTAGTGATCGATGTTTATAATAGCCAAGTTCATTATGCGGGTAAACCAAAATGGAATTCAATGACTATTAAATTGCGTGATGATGTTACCGGAGCTGTCAGTAAATTGGTTGGTGAACAAAATCAGAAACAATTCGATTTCTTTGAACAAAGTTCAGCGGCAAGTGCCGGTGATTATAAATTCACCATGCGAATCGAAATGTTAGATGGTGGTAATGGAACTAATGAAGCAGTTGCATTAGAAACTTGGGAATGTTATGGATGTTATATTCAAAAAACAGACTGGAATACTACTGCTTTATCATATAAAACCAACGATCCAGTAATGATATCATTAACCATTCAACCGGATAATTGTGTCCAAGTAGGTCCATCTGCCAGTTTGGGTGCTCCTGGATTTTCACAATCCAGAAATACAACGAACGCACTTGGTGCTTAATTATAAAACCCACTTCGGTGGGTTTTTTATTATGTGTTTCATTATATTAGAAGTTAATGAAACACATAAATATTAGTATGTCATTTACACCTAATAAATTCCTAAAAGAAGATAGCAATATATATTTACGAGATCAACAACATGCAGCTCGATTGTTTGTTGATGATCAATTTCGCCTTGCGCCAAAGCATAAGTTTTCATTTCATGTTGCCTTCAATATAAGTAGTTCAGCATGCCATGATTCAAGTTTATTACAGCGTCATAAGAATGAAATTAATATGCTTGTCAAAGCGGTTGATTTACCTAGCTTTACAATAACAAATGAAGTTGTAAATCAGTACAATAGAAAAAAAGTAATTCAAACACAGCATACGCCTGGAGAAATAACGATAACTTTCCAAGATGATAATATGGGCGTAATTAATAAATTATGGCAGAACTATTATAGTTATTATTATGCTGATCCAACATCTGCTGAATCTGGAAGTGCGTATAAGAGAAATGCAACTAAAAATTTTAATTTCATATCCAGTTCATATGGTTTGGATAATGGCAGTTCAAACCCATTCTTCAATTATATTACGATATATCAAATGGCTAGACATGAATATGTCAGTTACAAATTAATAAACCCTATAATAACTTCATGGGATCATAATAAATTGGATTATTCTGAATCAAAAACACATGATTTTACGATGAAAATAAGATGTGAAGCTATTGCATATGGATCAGGATTTGTTGAAAACGGTGACGTTGAAGGATTCGGATATGAACATTATGATGTAACTCCAAGTCCATTGGTTGGTACATCGGATACTGGCTCAAACAGCCCAAGTTTTGCAAAATCAAATATTACAAATAATATTTCTGTAATTAATAATATAATAGAACAAATTAATATTGCTCAGAATACTAAAGAATTACCAAGTGCTGGTACAGTTGGAGTTATAAATAACTTAACGATTGATGCACCCGACACTGTTAATGGATTGCAGGGAATAGCATTCCCATTGCCGTCTACTAATAATAAACAAATAATAGCATCATCTGTTAAATTAGGAAAATAATATGGCTAGTAATTTACCACCATCAAATAGTGTAGACAGTTCAGTACCAGTAAAAAATTTTTTTGATAAATTTTTTACACATCAAGTCACGTTTCCAAGTAATCAAATAGATGCAACCGTTGGATTTTTTTTAAAACGTGATTTTGATTTAGAAAGTTCTAGAACTGTTTCGATAGTATTATTAAATCAAGCTAGATTAGATGGGGTTAATGTATTTGAGTTACTAGATACGATGAAGAGTTTGACAAATGTGCAACTAAATCAGATTGTTGCACAGGTATTAAATGCCTCACGAGAAAAAACTAGCGTACTTGGATTTAGAGTGGCCCCAATTGTGAATAAATTTGAGTCTAGGAATATCTTAATATGAGTCATAACTTTGCTAAAGGGAAGTTCACACCAAAAAATCCATCGAAATATATTGGGTTAACAATCCCAACATATCGCAGTTCATGGGAATTTTCGTTTATGAATTTCTGTGATAATAGCCCTAGTATACAAAAATGGGCAAGTGAAGCAATAAAAATCCCGTATCGTAATCCACTCAATGGTAAACAAACCGTATATGTTCCTGATTTTTTTATTCAATACCTAGATAAAAATAATAAAATACAAGTTGAACTAATTGAAATCAAACCAGCAAGTCAGCAACTATTGGAAAAAGTTGGAAAAAATAAAGTAAATCAAGCATTGTATTTTAAAAATCAAGCTAAATGGAAGGCTGCTGAATTGTATTGTAAACAACAAGGCATAAAGTTTAGAGTGTTGAATGAAAATGATATATTTCACCAAGGTGGAAAACGATAACAGGAATTATCATGACTAGAAAACTAGAAGAAATTTTAAACTTGCCTGAAAGCAAACCAGAAAAAGTAGAAAAAACAGAAAAAAAGCAACAACCCATACCGACATCATTTAGAAGCCCGTCTGAAATTGATAAGATTTCTGCCGCACTTCCTTTTGTAAATGGATTAGGCGATATCAGCGATTCAGAATTTGATGAATTAGCCGATAAAGCATCTTCTGCATACGATGATCTGATGGATCTTGGTATGAATGTGGAGGCTAGATATTCTGCTAGATTATTTGAAGTGGCATCTGCGATGTTAAAAAATGCTATTGATGCAAAATCAGCAAAGGTAGACAAAAAGTTAAAAATGATCGAACTCCAACTTAAAAAACAGAAATTGGATAATGACACATCAGGGGAAGATCCTGGTATTAACATTCAAGGGGAAGGATTTGTTGTAGCAGATCGTAATAGTCTTCTTGAAAAATTGAAGAATATGAAATAATATTTTTAGATAAATACAAGATTGGAATTATATTATGAATAAATCATTTAAAGAATACTACTACTTAACAGAATCTAAAAACACCTATGTTTTTAAAGTAAAATTAATCGGCGACCATCAAGCAGATAGTGTTACCAAACTTAAAGAAGCACTATCACAATATAAAATTGTGTCATTTTCTGAAGGAAAAAGTTGCCCGATACAAGAAACACAGCCGGATTTCCCGATGCATAAAAATGTTGGTGTGACTACTTATGAAGTATCACTTGGATATCCTATTACATCTCCACAACTGGCTGGAATAATTTCGGATACTTTGAATCTTCCTCAAAATGGAATTAAAGTAAGAAGTGATAATGACATTAATGAAGAAGATATTAATCACGAGCATGATCAAAAAACTGGTCAAGCATATTTGGGAACTGATTATGAAGTAGAAAACAACCAAGATCTAGTTGGTGAAAAACATGTAATGCGCTTTCTAAAGGAACTAAATAAAGAAAAACATCAAGGCACACAGTATAAAGGTGTCAATGATCAAATTTTAGCTAAAAAAGTTCCTGTAGATAAAACAATTTCTGATAAACCAAAACCTGTTGGTAAATCAGATAGTCCTATAGGTTCACGGAAAGTTAAATTACCATCACCAAAAGGATAAAAATAATGGAAAATTATGTAACAGAAGATGCTGTATTCTTCGAAAAAGAATATATGAATGCGTGTACAACACCAAGTGATATTAATGAACATTTGTGGATTTTATTTAAATTAGCAAATGAATGCAATCATATTACAGAAATGGGTGTTAGAACCGGTGTTAGCACTCGTGCATTTTTAGTTGCAAATAAAATACTCAGATCATATGATTTAGAATTGAATCAATCAGTTGTTGATTTGTTTAATATGGCTAAAAAGTTTGGTAAAGATGTTGAATATACACAAGCCGATACCAGAACTCTTGAAATTGAAGAAACCGATTTATTATTCATCGATACAATGCATACCTATGATCAATTAAAAATTGAATTAAATATTCATGCAAACAAAGTTAAAAAATACATCGTATTTCACGATACTTATACATTTGGATTAGTTGGAGAATGTGGGTCAGGTGGATTATTAACAGCTTTAATCGAATTCATGATACAGAAGCCGGAATGGAAATTTAAGATACATAAAATAAATAATAATGGACTAACTGTAATTGAACGAATAGTTCAACAATAAAGGAAAATACATGGATTTCACAGATTTATACAAAAAAATTTATAGTTTGGACACATTATCAGAATCATCAGAGATTACTGAATGTGGCTGTATGGACAATGCAGTACCAACTAAACAACAAGATTCGTTGAACATGAACGTATCAATTACCGGTCAAGGTGCAAATGGTATCCGAGATTTGATGGATATTTTAAGAAATATTGATAAAAAAGATGACCCGGATTCATCTAATATTCAAACAAGTTCACCAGAGCCGTTAAGAATTTCTTCGGATGATATGGATAGTCATGATGAACCAGAAATTATTACTATTAGTAGTGATGATTATACGGATGAATCAGAAATGGAACCGCAATATGGCGATCCAGATAAAATGGTATTAGGATCGGATGATCAGTCTCTTGAAGATGAGTATGAAGATGATAATTTTGCAAATTCTATGAAAAATGGATCAGCAAAAAGAACATTAGGTGTGTCAGCAGTGTTAGCAATGGGCAACGATTTACTCAGTAAAGGGGAAGAAGCACCAAAAGTTAATGGTGGTGGAAACCCATTAGCAGAAACATTAGTATCAAATCTGTATAAATTGTATAACGAAGTGAAATCAAGATAAAAAATTGATAAAACAATAAAAATAGCCCCGCTGGGGCTATTTTTATGTAAATAATAACATGGCAGCAGATAATACATTAACAAAAAAAGCCCATGTTAAACAACAATGGACTGAACAACAAATACAAGATATGGTCGCATGTATGGATCCAGAATCTGGATACCTGTACTTTGCAAAAAACTTTTTCTATATACAGCATTCTGTTAAAGGACGATTGCTATTCCAGCCATTTGACTATCAAGTTGGCTTATTAAGCAGTTATCATAATAATCGTTTTAACATAAACATGCTTCCTCGACAGAGTGGCAAAGCATTAAGTTTAAATACACCAATCCCAACACCAAGTGGGTGGACAACTATGGGGGATGTTCAAGTTGGTGATATTATATTAAGTAATATCGGAGAACCTACTACTGTTACGTTTGCTACTGAAATCATGTATAACCATACATGTTATGCGGTAGAATTCGACAATGGGGAAACCATTATTGCTGATGCAGAGCACTTATGGAAAGTTAGTACAGCAAATTGGAGTAATAAATCAAAAATTCTTACTACTGAGGAAATAAAAGATTATAAAGGTACACATTCATTAGATCAAGGATTGTATATAGATATTACAGAACCTGTTCAATACGATTATAAGTCACTACCAATTCATCCATATATATTAGGGTTGTGGCTTGGTGATGGGTATTCTGGGGATGGTAGATACGTTCAATCAAATATAGATAATATAGAAATGATTCAATATATATTAGAATCTGGCTATACCGTATCAGAACCATCCGTAAATAGCAATAATAGTGAACGTAGAAACATTATAGGACTACGGACCTTATTGAATGAAAACAATCTATTAAAAAATAAACATATACCAAATGATTATATGTTCTCATCAATTGATCAACGGCTCGAATTAATTCGCGGATTGATGGATACTGATGGAAGCTGTACAAAAAAGGGGAATTGTGAATTTTATCAAAAGAACTTTGAATTAATAGAACAAGTTAGGTCAATATTGTCATCACTTGGAATTAAATCACGCTGCTCTTGTAAAATTATAAATGGTGTGAATTATTATACATTGAAATTTTCTACTACAAAATATATAGTATTTAAGTTAAAACGAAAAGCTGAAAGACAACTATTATGTAAAGGGCATGTAAAAAACACTAGATTATACATTAACAAACTTACTAAAACAAATTCAGTACCGGTGAGATGTATCCAAGTTGATAATCATGAGCATATGTTCTTATGTGGTAAAACAATGATTCCAACTCACAACACCACCTGTGCATCAGCGTACTTATTATGGTATGCAATGTTCCACCCAGATCAAACTATACTCGTAGCAGCACACAAATATACCGGTGCACAAGAGATTATGCAACGTATTCGATACGGCTATGAATTATGTCCTGATTTTCTGAGAGCTGGAGTTGTTAGTTATAATAAAGGTTCTATGGAATTTGATAATGGTTCCAGAATTGTAAGTCAAACAACTACTGGGACAACTGGTCGTGGTATGTCTATTTCACTTTTATATTGTGACGAGTTTGCATTCGTGCAACCTAACATAGCAAACGAATTTTGGACTTCAATATCACCTACACTAGCCACCGGTGGCCGTGCTATTATTACGTCTACCCCAAATTCGGATGAAGATCAATTTGCTATCATATGGAAAGAAAGTAAAGATGTATTTGATGCATATGGAAATGAGCGTACCGATGGTAAAGGTAGAAACGGATTTTTTGGCTATAAATCTGATTGGTGGGATCACCCAGACCGGGATGAAGAATGGAAAGTCGAAGAATTAGGTAGGATAGGGGAAGAACGATTTCGTCGTGAATACGGATGCGAATTCTTGGTTTACGATGAAACATTAGTGAGTAGTTTAGTCCTAGCTGAATTAGTCGGTCGAGAACCAATCCAAAAAATGGGACAAGTACGCTGGTATAAAAAACCAACCGCCGGGCATTTATACTTGATATCTTTGGATCCTAGTTTAGGCACGGGTGGTGATTATGGCGGTATACAAGTATTTGAACTACCAAGCTTAACTCAAGTTGCAGAATGGCAGCATAATTTAACACCCATTCAAGGTCAATGTAAAATATTACGAGATATACTCAGATACATTCAAGATGAAATAGGTATAGAGCATACTAATAGTATTTATTGGTCAGTTGAGAATAATAATGTAGGTGATAGTGCTCTAGTAGTTATAGAAAATTTAGGCGAGGAAACTTTCCCTGGATTATTCTTAAGCGAACCAATTAGAAAAGGGCATGTTAAAAAATTTAGGAAAGGGTTCAATACAACCTTTGGGAACAAAATTTCATCTTGTGCTCGATTAAAATTTTTAATTGAAGAAGGGAAGATGATAATCAATAGCCGACCACTTTTGAGTGAACTTAAAACCTTTATTGCATCCGGTGTTAGTTTTAAAGCAAAACAAGGACAACATGATGATTTAGTTTCGGCATTATTATTGATCGTTAGAATGAGTGTTGTATTGGCAGAATGGGATCCAGGTGTTCTAGAAATGATGAGCATTGATGGACATATGGATGATGATTGGGAAGCACCGTTACCTGTTTTCGTTTCATCTTATTTTGGATAAATAATACATGGAAAATAATTTAGATAAAGTTGCTAAAGATTTGTATGGAAAAATTCAATCACGATTCCCGAGTATTAAAATCGGTGATGAAAATGCAGAAGTTATCACGACTAAACGTGACATACCTAATGCTAGATTTTTCGAATTTGAATATACTGAAAATGAAGAATCATTAGGTACAATAACCATTACATTAGATGAAGAAGACGGTATTGTTGTACAAATGAGTGGTGATATTAGTGATGCAAAATCATCAAATTCTCGTGCATATAAATTTATTCGGTCATTTAGAAAATTTGCAAAATCAAGAATGTTAAATTTTGATGTTCAAAATATTGGTAAAAGCAATTTGGATAAACGTGACTATCAATTTCAAGCAAAACCAAAGGAAACCGCAATTATGGAAAATAAAATGTTTGGTACTAGTCGTATCAGTTACCAACAAATTGGTGAATCTAGACTAATCGTAAAACATAGTCAACCAGTAAACCAAAATGTTGCTGCTGGTCGTTCTATGCATATCAACGATATTTACATTGAAAATGCAAGTGGGGAACGGTTTAAATACCCATTTAAACATTTACCTGGTGCTAGAGCATTAGCTGAACATATCAATCATGGTGGTAATCCCTATGATGCTATTGGTAAACATATTACTGGACTCAGTGAAGAATTGCAGCAATTACGCAAGTTCAATGGCTATGTAAAACGTCAAGATCAAATCTCAGAATCAATGGGAGCAGTTACTTCGAAAGTTATTGAACGAATTGAATCTATTAAAAAAGAAGTAATCAATTTACAAAAACGACCTTTCTATGAAAAATTCGCCGAATCATTTGAAATGAGAGAGGATAAAGAAATCCCAGAAACTATTATGAATGATTGGGTTGATCGATTAACTGTTAGATCATTTAATGAAGATTTAAAATCGGTATTTCCTTATTTGTACAATATGTTAGATGAATCAGACTTACCAGTTCGCGAATTGGGTGCAGACGATATATCTGAAATGTTTGGTAAATCAGAACCCACTAATAAACAAAAAACAAGCACTCGTAAATCACTAAATCCAGAATCAGTATTTGAAGCATTTATTGAAGATATTTCACAATCATCTGGTACTAAATTAGCAGCCTTCAATGAATTATTAGGTAATAAATTGGCAGGTGGTGATTTCGGTAAAGAAGCGATTGATCCAAGTATTATTAAAGATCAACATATTTTAGATACAATTTCTAATATCAACTTTGATGATAAAGATGCCGAAGATGTAGCGATCCGTGATTTAATTAGTGATTATATAAACTCTAATAATCCAGAAATTATTAAAGATCTACCAAACTTGTATATAACAAACCCAGGTGAAGTAGGAGGTCAAAATGTGCCTGATCAAGAACCATTACCTGCTCCAGAAGCTATCCCAGCCCCTGCAGAAGTTCCTGCACCAGCCCCTGCACCAATGCCAGCTCCAGCAGCCGGTGCTCCACAGCAACCGATGCCAATGGCAGAAAGTGTTAATCGATTAGCAAAAGTAAAAGCTAAATTTATTCAGGCCAAAGAGTCAGGTGCGACTTTGGAAACTGCCTTTGCAGAAGGTATGACGATAGCAGATGCATTACGTGAATTTGGGATATCTCCAGCTGAATGTGGTTATGCAGAACCAGAAGAGGAAGATCAAGGTCCAGAAACAGATCCAAAAAAATCTGGTATAGATCAATTACTGAGCATAATCGCTGGCTTTTGGAACAGAGAAAAGAAAAACTTCACTATAGGTGGAACTCGATGTAAGATTAAAGTTAAAAAAGCGTATGATGATGGTGATTGTCCAAATGCTAATGAAACCGATGTTAAGAGAGTATTTCAACTGATCGATATGAAAGATCCGAGTTCATCAGAGCAGGATAATGTCTTAAAATTGGCTGGTGTTAAACAATCTGATGATCGTGAAAATGATTTACTAAACAATGTTAAAGTTATGCAAGAGCATCCATTGGCTGAAGGCGAACTCGCTATTATTAAAAGAAATGCAGGAATATTATAATGAAAAAAATTACAGAACAACAATTAATTGAATCAGCAAGATTGCTTCAAGAATATAATGCAACATTATCAGAAATTAACCCAGATATAGCGGGACATTCTGGATACATGAATAAAATCGCTGATTTAGAAAAGCAAGGTGCAAGTGATTTTGCCAAACGACTAACTCCTATGACAAGTGCTGAACAAGAACGAATTTATGGTCCATATCCTACTAGAAATACCAGTGACAATGGTCCTTCATGGAAAGATGCAGTGGCTGCAGCATTTGACGGGGGTTTTGAGTTAAGCAAATTAGGTCAACCACCTGTTCAAATTAAAGATAGAGATGGAACTATGCAAGATTATCCTGCATGGTTACCGCTACCAACTCATGCATTACCTGATAAAGAAACTGCCGCTTCTCAACCATCAAGTCCTATACAAAATCCAGCATCAACCACTCCTATACAAAATCCAGCATCAACCACTCCTAAACAAAGTGCAAAACCATCTGCTTCTCGTCGTGACCCAGCAGTAGAGAAACTTCAAAAAGAGCTACGTGCAAAAGGTTATGAGATTAAAGTGGATGGTATAATGGGACCAGCAACAAAACAAGCATTGGCATATGATCAAGAATTTGGTGCAGATTATGCTGAAAAAGCTAACAAACAAATTTCACAAGCTAATGAATCATTGGATCGAATAATGGAATTGACTACTCATTCATTTAGCGATAAAGTACAGAACAGAGCAATTGCTGAAACAACCGCAGCATTCCGTGATTTCATTGATAACATAGAAGAAGCAACAAAACCAGGATTTATGACGCCACAACCGCACGTAAACCCAGCTGCAACCGCTCCTCTACCACCAGGTGTAGGTGGTGTATTAGACCAAGCTACTTCGGTACAACCAGCGACTACTGCACCGGTTAAACCAACTTCTCAACAATTTGCAATGAAGCCACAGAGCGGTTATGCTAACATCATGAACCCGAATGCTCAATCAACTGCTAAACCAACAACACCAGTACAAAATGCAAAACCAAGCTCTGCAGTCCCAGCTGATATCTATACCAATCCAACAGCAATTAAAGCATTTCAACAAGCTAATGGATTAAAAGTTGATGGATTGATCGGTCCTAATACATTACAGGCATTAGTTAAACAAGGTGTTCAACCACCAGCTGGGTTTAAACCGGCAACTGCTAAACAACCAGCTGCCAAATCAGTTGCAAAACCAGTGCAAAATCAAATGAGTGCATCACAAGCTGATTATGATGCGGCTGAAGCAGAGTTTCAAAAAAACAACGCAGCACATGATGCTGAATATAACGCTAAATTAGCTGCTATAAGAGCACCACGAGACCAAGCAGCGGCTGCAGCAGCCGCTCCTCAACAAGGTATTCCATCAGCAGCATTGAATACAGTTGGTCAATCGATAACTCCAAATTTTCAATCACAACAACCAGTGAAAGAACATGTACAATTTGGTGAGCTAGATTCATTAGCTAGAATCATTAGTTTAGCAAGACACTAAAAAAGCTTGACATCCTAACCAACATCGTCTATAATACTTCTTATGCGTTGTTGGTTAGGAAACAAATTTTGAAAAGAAAAAAATTTTTCTTGACAAGATAAATAAAATAGCATATAATACGCATATGCAAAGTTGGTTAGGCAGGAAGTCTAACCTATAGGCAAAAACAAAAGTCCAAATATAGGCAAATTAAAGGGAATTAACATGGCAACACTTGCTGAAATCAGAGCAAAATTAAAACAAGCAGATCAACGTGGATCTGACAACAACCGTTCTTTCGGGGACAACTCAATTTATCCATTCTGGAATATGAAAGAAGGCAGCGAGTCTGTATTTCGATTCTTACCGGATGGTGACTCAAACAATACCTTTTTCTGGGTTGAACGTGCAATGATTAAATTGCCTTTCGCTGGAATCAAAGGTGAAGCAGAATCAAAAGAAGTAACAGTACAAGTGCCTTGCGTTGAAATGTATAATGATGGATCAGTTTGTCCGATCTTATCAGAAGTACGTGCATGGTTCAAAGACCCTTCATTAGAAGAACAAGGTCGTAAATACTGGAAAAAACGCTCTTATATTTTCCAAGGCTTCGTTCCAGAAGACGGTCTTGGTGAAAAAGAAAAACCAGAAAATCCTGTCCGTAGATTCATTATTGGCCCACAAATCTTTACACTAATTCGTTCAGCGTTAGTTGACCCAGAATTAGAAGACTTACCAACCGATTACATTAATGGTTTGGACTTCCGTTTGAAAAAAGGCAGTAAAGGTGGTTATGCGGATTACTCAACCTCCAACTGGAGCCGCCGTACTCGTCCATTAAATGCAAGTGAGCAATCAGCTATCGAAACATTTGGGTTATACAATTTAACAGATTTCTTACCAAAGAAACCAACTGAAGTTGAATTACGTGTAATCAAAGAAATGTTCGAAGCTTCGGTAGATGGTGAAGCATATGATATGGAACGTTGGGGTCAATACTTTAAACCAGCCGGTATGAGTCAAGCTACTGGTGATCCAGTTAGTGCAATCCCTACACCTGTGCAAAGCTATTCTACTCCAGTAGAACCAGCGCCTGTTGCTTATTCAGCACCAGTGCAAGAATCAGTACCGGTTTCACAGCCAGTAGAAAATACTGAATCAAGTGATAGCCGTGCTGCTGAAATCTTGGCTAAAATTCGTAGTAGAAACGTTTAGCACGTAGGTTGTATCAAGTGAGGGGATGGATCCCCTCACTTCTTTTCAAGGGAGATTCTATGAACAAAGCGTTCGACTTAACAAAATTTAGAAAAACCCTAACCAAAAGCATTGATGGGTTAGGAATCGGATTTAATGATCCGACAGATTGGGTTTCAACCGGAAATTATGCACTTAATTATCTTATTAGTTCAGATTTCAACCGAGGTATTCCACTTGGAAAAGTGACAGTATTTGCTGGTGAATCAGGTGCGGGTAAATCTTATATTTGTTCCGGTAATATTGTCAAAAATGCACAGGACCAAAATATCTTTGTTGTATTAATCGATAGTGAAAATGCACTAGATGAAAATTGGTTAAAAGCCTTGGGTGTTGATACATCGGAAGATAAATTACTGAAATTAAATATGGCCATGATCGATGATGTAGCTAAAACTATTAGTGAATTCATGAAAGGCTACAAGGAATTATCTACTGACGATAAACCAAAGGTATTATTTGTGATCGACTCATTGGGTATGTTACTTACACCGACTGATGTAGATCAATTTGAAGCAGGTAATTTAAAAGGTGATATGGGTAGAAAACCAAAAGCATTAACTGCATTGGTTAGAAACTGTGTGAATATGTTTGGTGCACAAAATGTTGGATTAGTCGCTACTAATCATAGCTATGCTAGTCAAGATATGTTTGACCCGGACGATAAAATTTCTGGTGGACAAGGTTTCATTTATGCTAGTTCAATTGTAGTAGCGATGCGTAAATTGAAATTAAAAGAAGATGAAGATGGTGTCAAAACCTCTACAGTAAATGGTATTAGAGCAGCATGTAAAATCATGAAGACTAGATATGCTAAACCATTTGAAACATTAGAAGTTAGGATACCTTATACTACTGGTATGAGCCCATATAGTGGATTAGTTAGTATGTTTGATAACAAAAAATTATTAGTTAAAGATGGTAATAGTTTGAGATACGATTTTCTGGATGGTACCTCTATTAAACAATTCCGTAAAGAATGGGAAAAAAATACAAATGGCTGTTTAGATATGTTGATGCTTGATTTTTCCACAAGACCAACTGTCAAATTTGAAGCAGATTCAGAACTAGACAATATTAACGAAAATGAAATCATTGATTATGACACTGGTGAAATTATAATCAATACCAATGTAACAGATGGAGAATAAAATAAATGTTGAATGAAGCACAAATTGGTGAAGTATGGATGTTGTTTGCTGACTACCTAGATAAAAAACAAATCGATATTGTGGCAGAACGATATATTGAATTATTAGCCGATTATGGAGTTCGTGATAGAGTTCTTCAAAATGTGATCGGAGTGGATGGCGTATTGGATCATGCAATCACCTATTATCTTGATGAAGATAATGATGAAGAAGATGATGACGATGATTACAAAGAGCTCGATTTTTAATGAGCTGGTATTCTACTGTAACAAAAGATATTACAAAACTTCACAGTTGTATTGCATTTTTTGAAAATGAATTAATAACTGCTAGACAAGAATGCAAAATTTCTGGTAATATTGAAAAAGCAGCGGCAAGTATGCCAGGGATAGTTGAACAACGCTACACACAGCTTCAAGAAATTGAAGCTATTTTGGAATATCTTAACATTGAGCTCCGACAATTGCGGAGCTCAACTTTTCGGAAATTTCTAGAGCATTACAATCGAGCATTGACTACTCGGGAATGTGAAAAATTTGTTGATGGTCAACCAGATGTGGTAGACTTTGAAAAGATAATAAATGAATTTGCGTTGTTGAGAAACAAATGGTTAGGGATAACCAAATCATTAGAACAAAAACAATGGCAACTTACTAATATCGTAAAATTACGAATAGCCGGTATGGAAGACGCCACCATTTAACACACAACGGGTGAAAGCCCGTTGTTTTTATAATTTTAGTATATATTATGATTTCAATAGATAACCTATTAACTCGTCTCCATCAATCATTGCCAGATGATGCAATTCCATATAAAGATCGCAAATTTATCCAAAACATGGCAGAAATAATACATAGTGGATTTGTTACTGAAGGGCAATCAAAAGTTATTATGCGATTGTTTCAAGAGCATTATGATATACTTATAAATTATGAATATGCGTTTGAATCGGCAATGAAAAATCCAAGATGGTCACGGGAATTTAGGGCAGTTGAAAATCTGAAAAGAATCTACATTTTCCAAAAACCAGAAACCACTAAAAAAGTTATTAGAATTGAGTTTACATACTTATACGATTACAAATCTATAATTATTACATTAATGTCATTGACTGATCTTGCACATATTAGAATTGGTAATCTGTATGAGTTGGAATTGACTGAATATAACATTAAATTATTGCATGATACATTTACAACCAAACATTTTTCATTTTGTGATGAATTCTTAAAATACTTGTCAATAATTAAATCATGGAATAAAGATAGATATGCTAATACATTTACATTTGAAAATGTAAAAGATAAACCATATATTATTGAAATGTTGGAAGAAATTGGTGATGACCCAAATAGAGATCTGATAATTTATGATAGGCGTATTAAGTATCAATATACCATGCCGAATAATCATCATGGGACTGATTTAGCCTCTATTATTGCTTCAAGAGAAACGCATCGCAAGTGGATTGATAATACCAAATATTCAATCGATGATTTGATTATTGCACTTCACAAATTGAAACGAACTAAAATATTGTTCACTTTTGACAGCCGGAATACATCTTTGGTAGAAAAAGACCTACTTACAGTCGCTAATGCATTGGATAATAGTGGTATAACTGATAATATTGGAATATATTTTAGATTGAGTAATAATGCATCGAAAAACTTTAATACGATGATTGCAGAAAAGAAATACAATGCTAAATTAACCATCGATTCAGTAATAGCGGGGATTGATTACAATAAACCACCAAAATTCTTATTAACGAGTGAATGGAAGCCTGATGCGATTATTGCGTTAAACACTAATGTTATTAGTGGGAAAACAGCGGTGTATTCATCCAGGTGTGATTTATCAATAATTTATACTAATGATGAACCAATCATTAGACAACGATTTATTTAAACATTTGTTTTCACGGATGAAAACAATAAAACACAAGGAACGTGTATGGCAGTACGATTAGTCATTAAGGATGAGGTTAATATAAAACTAGAAAACCTTCCGCTTGATGCAAGGAAAAAACTCGCAGCTACTTTCAAATATGAAATACCATATGCTAAATATCATCCATCATTCAAGTTGGGTAGATGGGATGGGATGGTAAGTCTATTCGGAATTGGTGGGAATGGCTATTTAAGCCAATTAGAAAAAATATTAACAATTCTCGAAGGGATGGGAATTGACATTGAAGAAGTCGATGATCGACGCAACTCGATTAACTTGCATTTTAATAAGGTTACAGAAACATATTGGGCAGATCAAGGTAAAGTATGGCCACCTGGACACCCAGCTGAAGGTACACCGATCATGTTACGAGACTACCAAGTCGATGCAATTAATCGATTTTTGGAAAATCCACAGAGTTTGCAAGAAATCGCAACAGGTGCTGGTAAATGTCAGCCCTATTCTAGTAAGGTATTGACAAATTTCGGTTGGAAAACTATGGGGGAGTTACAAGTTGGTGACTATGTCATAACACCGACCGGTAAACCAGCAAAGATACTAGATACATATGAACCTGGCATTAAGGATGTATATGAATTAACATTTAGTGATGGTAGATCTACTAGATCATGTGGTGATCATATTTGGAGAATATATAATATTGATTGGAAAAGATCAAGTACGGGTCCATATCGAAATATTTCAACTAATGAATTAATCAAATTAAAATCATCTACTAAACGTAACATCGGTGTTCCATTAGTTACAATGGAAGATGATAATGTTGATATTATGTTACCAATGGATCCGTGGTTGCTTGGGTTTTTATTGGGTGATGGTAGTTTTAGAAATAACAAAGTTTCATTTACTTCTGCAGATCAAGAGTTAATTGATAAGGTTTCATCGAAATTGGATGTTAATTACAAGGTTAACCATATATCCAGGTATGATTATAGTATCACATTTGCAACCAATGAAATTTTGCAAGATAGTAAATCCAACTACCTGAAAAACAAAGATAGAAATTCGAATGACAATATTACTGATGTTAACAGTTCATTTCACAAATATGTACACATTTTAAAAGAACTAAATTTGATGGAAACATATAGTCATTCTAAATTTATACCTGAAATTTATTTCACTGCAAGTTTAGAACAGAGATTTGAATTAATAAGAGGATTGGTTGATAGTGACGGAACCATTGATAAATCTAGTGTTACTTTCACTAGTACTAGTTTAGAATTAGCTAAAGGATTTCAACAACTTATTCGTAGTGTTGGTGGTATTGCTAAAATAAAACATAAAACTAATAGAACATATATGTATAATGGAACTCGTAAATCATGTAAAGATGCCTATCTTGTTACGACTAAATTTCCGAAACCTTGGATTCTTGCTTCATTGACTCGGAAAGTTAATGCTACTAATTTTAAATATCAATATGGCAATACATTGAAGCTTAATGTAACTGATATCAAACAGGTATCTACTGAATGTGTTAAATGTATTTTAATCGATAGTCCAGATCATTTATATATTACAGATGATTATATTGTAACACACAATACTATTACTACTGCAACATTATCACAGTTATGTGAGCAATATGGTAGAACTATTATTATTGTCCCAAATAAATCACTGGTAGAACAAACCGAAGAAGATTTCATCAATTGTGGACTAGATGTCGGTGTATATTATGGTGACAGAAAAGATTTGTACAAAACTCACACTATATGTACATGGCAAAGTCTTAATATTCTTGATAAGAAAAGTAAAAACAATCAGCATGATATTATTACATTAGCAGAATTTTTAGACGATGTAAAAGCCGTAATTGTTGATGAAGTACATATGGCAAAAGCAGAAGTTTTGAAAAATCTACTTACTCAAAATCTTTGTAATGCACCAATTAGATGGGGACTTACTGGTACAGTGCCAAAAGAATCACATGAGTTTGAAAGTATTTTTGCTAGTATTGGACCAGTGGTCGGTGGTATTAAGGCGCATGAATTACAAGAAATGGGTGTATTATCTGGGTGTCATGTTAATATAACACAACTGTATGATCTAGCAGCTTTCCAATCGTATTCAGAAGAATTAACCTATTTGGTAACTGATTCAAAAAGAATGACTTTTATTAGTAATATGATAAGTTCAATAGCTGAAACGGGTAATACGTTGGTATTAGTTAATCGAATCGATACTGGCAATTTCATTGTAAATAAAATACCTGATTCGGTATTCATATCAGGTAAGGTAAAATCAAAAGACAGAAAAGATGAATATGATGAAATTAGAACAAGTGATAACAAGATTATTGTCGCCACTTATGGTGTTGCTGCTGTTGGTCTTAATATTCCCCGTGTATTTAATTTGGTTCTTCTTGAGCCCGGTAAAAGCTTTACAAGAGTTATACAATCGATTGGGCGTGGAGTTAGAAAAGCCAAAGACAAAGACTTCGTCCAAATCTGGGATATTACCTCCACCTGTAAGTTTGCGAAGCGTCACCTTACGGAGAGAAAGAAATTTTACCGAGAAGCTCAATATCCATTTACGATAGAAAAAGTTGATTGGCAGAAATAAGGATAATAATGAATATATTAACATTAGATAATAAAGCGGTCTCATTGAATAATTTACCTGACACAGTTGATGATGATACCAGATTTGCTGTTTTAGATAACAGTGCACCATTGAATCCAGATTTCTTTTTCGTGCCATTAATTTTTTTGGAATCATTCAATGCACCAGCAATGGTGTTAAGAATTGGGGATCAAGAAATCACCATGCCACTTGATTGGCACATTGCAGTGGGTGACAGTACTAGTGCAACTAATATTGAAATAATACCGTTAACTAGTTTAAATGATAGGGGATTTGAAGCATTAGTATTCAATCCACTGAGTTCACATCGATTGGAATTCAAGCCAATTGAAATAGTTAATTTTTACAATGATATTAAATGGTATTTTCCAAAAATGAAAAACGGCCAATTATTGGCAATGCCATTGGCTGATGGGGATGCACCAGAATGTGCGTACTTTGTCAAAGAAATATCGAGACAAAGTGAAATGATTCATTTAGATAAACTTTTATAACAAAAACAAACATTCATGGTACAATAAACCGATGACCGAAAGATTACAACTATCAGAGATATTAGCAGCAGTTGATACTAACACACGTGAATTATGGGATGTTGCAGGAGAAGATCAACAAAAGGTGATTCAAGGTGATTTATTTCGACTTAACCGATACATTAGTAACGTGCAACGTGGAAATAGAGAAACCAAAGAACATTTTGTTCTTACTGTAAATGAATATTTCAATAAAAATTGGCATGTTCTGAGTAAACATCCTAAATTGCTATGGTTACTAATATGCATGTGTAGTCTTGATGGGAATACAGTTATGTACCATGAATGGATTGGATTGAAGAAAAAAGACACAAAATCATCAAATAGTAAATTGAAATTTTTAGAAGAATTACATCCTAGTATGAAACTCGATGAAGTATATATGCTAGCCGATATTATGACTGATAACGACTTTAAAGAATTAGCGATCAGTCATGGATATACCGATAACGACATTAAAAAATTGTTAAAATGAGTGAATTAAAACCATACATCTGCCAATATTGCAATCATGGGTATTCTAGGGAAAGCACGTTGTTCACCCACGTTTGTGAACCAAAACGTCGTGCTATTGCACGTAATGATAAACACGTTGTGATTGGATATAACGCTTATAACAAGTTCTTCCAAATGTCACAGAATGTGAAGCAACCTAAATCATATGAGGATTTTTGCAAAAGCCCATACTATAATGCATTCGTAAAATTTGGAAGTTTTGTTAGTAATGTAAATCCATTATATCCATACCACTTCATTGAATATGTTATAAATAGTGGTGTAAAACTAGATCATTGGTGTAGTGACCAACTATATGACAAATATGTAGTTGAACTTATTCGCACAGAACATGCGGAAACCGCACTTGAAAGAAGCATCGCACATATGATAGAATGGGCTGATAATAATAATTCTAAATGGGAACATTATTTTTTATATGTTAGTCTTTCACGGGCAACATTTGATATTAAAGATGGTAAAATTAGTCCATGGTTGATATTGAATTCTCCCACAGGGAAAGATTTACTTAAAAAATTGTCAGATGATCAGTTAAACGCAATAAGCCCAATGATTGATCCTCAATTTTGGTTTTCAAAATTTAATCGTCTGAAATCAGACACCGAACTTGTTAAACAATTAGTCAAAGAGTCGAATTTATGAATGAAAATGACACACCGCTTGATGTAGATGTTATCGTATCAGAAGAAGATAATTCAGTATATGTTAAATTTTCTGGATTCAACGATCTTGATCAAGCTGATAATTATGCGATATTTTTATCAGAGTATCTACCATTGATGTTATTCCAATCAACGGTGATTCATTAATGGATATTGATATTGATTTTCTCAATCGCCAAGATGCGCTTAAACACCTGAAACATATTGTGGCAGGTAGACACACAGATACTGGTATGGTTGCACATAATACGGGGATTTACGTTCAAAACATCCCGTATAATCCATTAACTAATCTATCAACAATAGATTATAAAAGTGCAGAAGATCGTGGTTATTTTAAAATTGACTTTCTTAATGTCAATGTTTATGATGGTGTCAAAGACAACAATCATCTATTATCACTAATGGAGGCGGAACCTATATGGGATCTTTTACTAAACGAAGAATTTGTAAATCTACTATTTCATTTGAACGGGCACGGCGATATTCTGAAACAGACCTTGCCGACTTCAGTGGAGCAATTAGCTGCCGTCCTAGCTATGATACGGCCAGCGAAACGCTATCTGATTGGGAAAGATTGGACGACGATTATGAACGAGGTTTGGGTAAAACCCACTAATGGCGGGTACTACTTCAAAAAATCGCATTCACATAGCTATGCCATGGTTATCATAGTACAGATGAATTTACTAGTGGAACAATTATCTAGTAGTACGAACTAATGTAATCGATTTACGTTTCACTCGCTTAACTGTTAAGTCCATTAAATTAACTACCGGACCTAATATTACGCGAGTGTCTTTACTATTAAACGTTTTAATTATATATTGAAATGGAACCAATTGATCCTTGCAAAATATTGAAATAGGGAATTGACGATTCGATTCCCACCACCAAACCTCACCAATCTCTAAAAATTGCTCACGCTCAGATTCCGTTTTTATTGAATTCAAATCATAAAAACTAGTCACATTCTGATCCTGGTTGATGATAATACCAACATATTCATTCCCGCCATAGGTCAATACACTGATGAATGGCAGATTGTTGTTCATGTTATTTCTTAATGTAGTCATGTGCATATTTATCATATCGATTTTCGATAAATACTTTAATTAACAGGATTTGCCAGATGCAAAAAATAATAACATATTCATACCCAAATAGAATTCAATTACTGGCTGATCTGGCAGGTTTTACCGTGGAGTATACTAACGTGTATCAAAGAAATGTAAAAATATATAACGGTATCGATAACACTTTGGAATTCGATATAAAAAATGCTGATCAGAAACGGATCGATCTAACAACATTCGATTCAATCCAACTTAATGTAATGGATGCAGCAGGTAACGCTCTGCCTAATAGCCCATATGACGTAGAAATAAGTGATATAAAAGGAATATCAACAGTAATAATACCATCAGATGACTTGGTAGACTTCACACCACAATTCTTCAAATACACAGTAGTTGCAGAAAAGGATGGATTAATCATACCATTATATACAGATGGTCATTTTTCTGCCGTGGGAATGCTAGAATTAGTGGCATCGGCTATACCAACAACTAAACCTTCTCGTGTCTTTAATACATTTACTGCTGAGTTGGATTACCTTGGAAATCCCACCCATCATAGTAGCGCAATTCCAGCTAGATTTTATGAAGCAATCCCAACAACCACCTTATCGTTTAGTATTAAATGTGATAACTTTATCGGTACCATATATTTAGAAGGCACTACCGCATCAACTATTTCAGTCGATTCATTTAAAAAGGCAACCACTCTTCAAACATGGACAACAACAGTTGCAACGTCTAATACTATTACATTTAGCAACGTTCCAGTTGGGGATTTCTGTCATTTTCGTGTATATTGGACTAATCCTAAACTCCAAGTATTGCGTAACGACCTGATTTCATACACAGATCAGATTCAAGCAGCATATGGAAAAATAACAAAAATTGTTGTAAACTAACTTGACATTGACATTACAATAGACTATAATGTAGCAATGTCAATAATACCAGAAACAATACAAAACTTCTTACCATTAAAAAGAAAAAAAACACCCAGCGGTTGGTGGGTGTTTAACGCAGTTTGTTGCCCCCATACCGGACACACACCTGACACAAGACAACGTGGCGGATTTATTATCAATTCTGGTGATGTAGTGACGTATCATTGCTTTAACTGCCAATTCAAAGCAAGTTGGCAACCAGGAAGACAATTAAGTCCTAAAATGAAATCTCTAATGAGATGGTTGGGCATTAGTGATGATACTATTAATAAATTAAGTATTGATGCGTTAAGATTACTGAATGAACAATCTAATACTACTGTTAGTACTATTATACCAACTTTCAATATAATGGCACTACCACCAGATACTAAACCTATCATTGATTATCTGGATAACCCACCAGAAAAATTAATGCCAATATTGAAATATATGACAGAACGAAATCTATATCTGGAAGATTATGACTTTCATTGGACTCCAAAACCAGGATATTCTAATAGATTAATTATGCCATTCTATTACAATAACCAAATAGTAGGTCATACTGCAAGAGCAATTAATGATGCTAAACCAAAATACCTGTCAGATCAACAACCAGGTTATGTATTCAATTTGGATAAACAACACAATACTAGAAATTCAGTTATTGTTTTAGAAGGCCCAATTGATGCTATCAGTATAGAAGGTTGCGCTATACTCGGAGCACATATTAAAGATAGCCAAGATTGGCTACTACGACAACTAGGGAAAGAAATTATATTAGTCCCAGATAGAGACCATGAAGGTCCAACAACTGTTAAACAAGCAATCGAATACGGATGGTCAGTCTCACTACCAGAATGGCCATATGATCCATCTTGGGATCACCCCATAAAAGATGTTAATGATGCAGTAAATAAAATAGGTCGATTGGCTACTATCTGGCTAATTATGAAATATAAACAATCAAATGCGCTCAAAATACAACTACGAGCAAAAAAATGGTTCTAATAAATCTATAAGGATATGGATTTAAAACATGAGGGATTATGAAACAAAATATAGATTATGGATATGATATTCAAAAATTGTACCTAGAAATGATGTTGGCAGATGCTAGTACTTTCGTTAGATGCCAATCAATCTTCGACTCATCTCTATTTGATAGAAAATTACAAATGCCAGCTGAATTTCTCTATCAATACGCAGAAAATTATAACGTAATGCCTACATACGAAATAATTAATGCCGCTACCGGGTCAGATTTTAAACAACCACAAAATCTTCTTGAAGCTAATTTCGATTGGCTCTTAAACGAATTTGAAACCTTTACTCGTCATAAAGGACTTGAACGAGCAATCCTAGAATCAGCCGATATGCTAGAAAAAGGTGAATACGGATCAGTAGAAGATAAAATTAAACAAGCAGTTCAAGTCGGCCTACAAAAAGATATGGGTACCGATTACTTCGATAACCCACGATCTAGACTACTTAAAATTAAAGATAAAAATGGACAAGTCTCAACCGGATGGAAAGCAGTAGATGAAAAATTATTCGGTGGAATGAATCGCGGTGAACTTAATATCTTCGCCGGTGGCTCAGGTGCAGGTAAATCTCTATTCCTAGCTAATCTGGGCGTGAATTGGGCACTAGCCGGTATGAACGTACTATACCTGACTTTAGAGCTCTCAGAAGAACTCGTATCAATGCGTATCGATTCAATGATGACAGGGGTGCCTACACGAGATGTATTCAAACAACTCGATGAAGTAGAAATGAAAGTCAAAATGATAGGCAAAAAAGCAGGGTCCCTACAAGTCAAATATATGCCTTCAGGAAAAACCGCTAACGATGTTCGTGCCTACCTTAAAGAATATGAAATAAAAACCGGTAAAAAATTAGATGTACTACTAGTAGACTACCTAGACCTACTAATGCCAATGAGCAAAAAAATCTCACCAGCAGATCTATTCATCAAAGACAAATACGTCTCTGAAGAATTAAGAAACCTGGCAGTGGAAAAAAATTGCGTGTTCGTCACCGCTTCACAGCTTAATCGCGGCGCAGTAGAAGAAGTAGAATTCGACCACTCTCATATCTCAGGCGGCCTATCTAAAATACAAACCGCTGATAACGTATTCGGTATCTTTACCTCACGTGCTATGCGAGAACGCGGTAGATACCAAATACAATTAATGAAAACTAGAAGCTCTTCCGGCGTAGGTCAAAAAATAGATCTGGAATTTAATATCGATTCTTTAAGAATTAGTGATTGCGAAGATTATGAATTAGACTCACCATCCCAATCAGCAGGTTCAGCAATTCTAAATTCAATTAAACAACGATCAATCGTAGATGACCCAACCACAGGTATGAACGCTCCAAAAATTAAAGCAGAAGTACAAAGCTCTAAACTTCGCTCATTACTTAATAATCTACCAGAATAAATTATGAACTCTTCTATCAATGTAAATAACAATATGGAAGAGTTCAAATATATATTCACATTACCTCAACAAAAATATACCTCAATCACCGATTGGATGGATAATATAAACCACCTGGAAACTTGGCTAAACCAACATATAGGTGACCATATGGAACTCTGGGCATTCTCTTCTAACCATAACCTACAAATCGCTTTCAAAAAACCAGAACATAAAACATATTTCATTTTAGCTTACGATAAATAAGAATATGAAAATTAAAGAAATTACAGAATCAATCGGCAACGGCTCATTCTTTCGTTACGGTCCTAAACCTCCTAAAGGACCAAACGATATGCACCCGTGTGTCGATGAAATAGATCCAAATTGCCCAGGACATAAAGCCGGTCTAAATTATCAACTTGCAAACCCACATGATCCAGTGTCAGCCGATGAAGATTTAACACGACCTTCTTTTAGAAATGGCAGATTACAAGCACAACTAATGACACAAAAAGGTTGGCAAGCTATTGCAGCAACTATTTCAAAAAATCCAAACGCTCGTGAAGATGACTTGAAATTAAGACAACAGGCTCAAGTACCACAACAAATTATTGGCGCTAAACCAATTAATAGGACATAAGATGAAAATATTATAAACTATAGGTAATAATGCAATAAAAATCATTACCGATTCCTATTTAACTAATCACCACTCTTTCACAATATCATCACTAGTGGGATCATAGATCCCACTATTACCCACTGCAGATTTGATTTGATTACCCCGAAACACACCAATAGTGAACTCACCATCTTCAGTATACTTGATACTATCAAATCCCAAAATCTTAAATAATTCTCTAATCGCATTACTACCACGCTCACCAAAGGATGAACCAGTATTAAACCAAAAATCATGAGCAGAATAATGCGGACCAGATTCCTCTTCCCTAGCACTAGCCTTTATAACATCTAATAAATGTCTAGCAACCCGCTCATCAAAATTAACCCCATTCTCATCTGCTTGCTTAACTAATTCCATTACAAACATCGGAATGGTGTTCGAACCTTTACTCAATCTATCAGCATTAAATGGTCGCTCAGCTTTGATATACGCCTTTACAACATTGCCTCCACCACCTTTATTAAAATCTCGCATATCAGCATAGTCACTCGCAAATTTAGGACTACTAGCAAACCAATTTACAAAACCAGTAAATTGACCAATATCACCCGCTGTACCATGATACATCGGTATCGGATTGCCAACACTATCTATAACAATACTATTACCAAACCAAGACTTAAACTGTGGAGATATGATCATCCCATTTTCAAATAATTCTTTTATTTTCATACGTCTATTTATACCCTAAATGCCATCATCCATATTCAATCAAATTATTAGATAGAGCTAGCAGGGTAGAATAATATATACCACAATTTTCTATTTCCATAGAAAAAAATTTTTCGGCGCAAAAATTTTATAAGGTACTTAACGATTTAGACGACTTACTTTTTAGGAAGGATAATAAAGGAAGATATGGATGGCATATTGACCATATAGTACCATTATCATTTGGGACTACATTAGAAGAAATACATCTTTTAAACCATTACACCAATCTTCGACCATTATGGGCAAAAGATAATATCGTTAAAGGTGACAAAAGATGTAATACAACATCCTATATATAAATCTATACTCAATTTACGGTCAACCAAAAATTTCTAATTTCAACAAAATAAAAAAATTCCCGGGAATTTTTAAAAACCGTTTTTCAGTATACCCACACCAAAATTTTTCGGTTTTTTTTCAAAAAAAAATTTCCGCGCAAAAAATTGGGGAGAGGTACTTCCCGGCGAAGGGACTTGTTTTTCAACATATAGGGGTCTAAAATAAAAAGAAAATAAAAAGAAAATAAAAAGAAAATAAAAAGAAAATAAAAAGAAAATAAAAAGAAAATAAAAAGAAAATAAAAAGAAAATAAAAAGAAAATAAAAAGAAAATAAAAA